CACGAAGATTTCCACTTTCGAGTTACAAACGGTCAACGGGCTGAGGTAAAGCGGGCCTGCACTGCGAAGGAATATCCTGCTTTCTGCGTCCGCTTCGCCATAAAGAAGTCTTTTTCTTTACAAGCGTGTCTCCCCAACAACTACTAATTCACCCAACCACAGAAAGAATTTTTAATCTTTGATGAACATCGCATCCCCCATGTAGAGGGTGTGCCTTCATTTCACTACTTATGTACCGCTACTTTGTAGCTCCTTCTTCCTATTATAATAACCGACTTTACGCCAGTTGGCAAGTCAGTAGTTTACTTTTCTTCCGCAGGTGCAAATAACTCACTTGTTCCGTCCAGAACTCGCTTCTCCTCATCCATCTCAAAGAACCACCCAAACAATTTGAGGGCTTCATACCCTTTCAGCAGTTTATCCGCCTTTTCTTTGGCGTAGCGTCCGCTATAATCATAGGTTTCTCCTACCGTATTCATCGACCCATGCAGAAACACAAGCATTTGATGTGTGATGCTCAATCCTTGGAACGTCTCAGTTGCCTGCTTTCTCTCTTCTTCGCTGTACTTCCACTCATCGTCCTCCAGGAAAAAGCCTCTCGCAATCGAACCGTACAGACCGTAACCAATCAGCACAAGGGCTTCCCAGATTTTTTCTCTCGCTGCGTTTTCGTCCTTAAGAGCCGGGATTTTTCCAGAAATAATTCCGGAGATAAAATCTTTTCTTCTGGCAGCACTTCCTTTCAGAATTTCCTTTACCTCTTTTGACTTTCTATCCTGCTCTTTCTTCGCCAGCTCTTCTTTTGTCAGCTTCTTCTTTTCCTTCGGAGCTTTCGTAACGATTCTTAAATCTCGCCATGTCTCATACCAGTACATCTGCCCTTTCTGCTCTGGCAGTTCAATCTCATCCGGCACATCGTCTGTCAAGTTAATCTCTATCACCGTTTTCCACTTTCCATTGTACATCTGCTGGGAATACTGCTCCGGTGCTTTCTCTACCCCCATCTTTTTCAGCTTCGCTTTGAGCTTCTTTGCGTTCTCTTTCTTCTTAGCATTTGTAATCTCGTTCTGAACCCGGCTCACAATATCTCTGGAGCTGCTGGCCTTATCCAGAATCTCATTTCGCATTTCTACATCCTTGATTTTCTCCAGTTCGTACAGGTCTTTCAATGTGAGCTGAAAAGCATCGTCCTGCTGCTTCTCTTTCAATTTCTCCTGGTCCAGCTTCGCAATATTCAGCCTATGCCGGACGGTTGATTTACTGAATCCGGTCTTTTCTGCAATCTGGTCTTCCGTATCTCCCAAATCGAGCATCATCTGGAATCCCTGGGCCTGTTCCTGGATGGTAAGGTCTTCACGTTGAATATTCTCCAACAGCATGATACCTACTTGCTCTTTACGGGAAATCTTGCTTCTAATCTGGCATGGAACTTCTACCAGGCCTGCTAATTTTGCCGCCTCCAGTCTTCTATGTCCTATCAATGCATGGAAATCACTGATTACCGAAACCTTATCGGCATCCGGCTGATCTTCCGGGTCTGCCGTCAATGCACTTGCCGGAATAACCGTCAAGTTCTGCATGACTCCATGCTTCTTCATTGATTCTGCCAACTCTGTCACATCTCCGAGGTCTTTTCTCGGATTATCCGGATGCGGATATATATTCTCCACTCTGATTTTTACAACTTCACTGCTTTCCATTACTTTTCCTCCTTTTTCTTTTCAAATTTCAGACCCAGCTTTTTCCCGTCTTCCAGAATCCTCTGCATCTCTGCCTCATACTCTCCAGCACTCCGCACCGGTGCAAACGTCATTCTAGTGCCGCTCTTTGTTGGTTTTCCCATTTTCTGTAGTACCGCGCCTTTTGTCTGGAGTTCATCCAGTCTGATGCTGATGACTGCAATCTGATAGAATCTCTCTTTCTCATCGAACAGCTTTTTTGTCATCCCCGGAAACATCGTCTGATATTTCATGATTGTGATCTTATGTTCCATCATCGCCCTCCTTCACATTACTCCGCCGGGAACTCATACACGATGTTCTTCTTGTACATTGCCGGTCTTGTTGCCTGGGCCGCAGTGTCGAAGAACTCAACCGTATAACATTCATTTTCATATGCTCCGCAGAAATCTTTCAGCACCTGCAAGCACCGTTCCTTTGTCTGATACTCTGCAATCTCTTCCAGACAACCATCAGATATGCAAATTGTGTGTCTGGCGGTTCCCTTCTTTCCCTTGTGGTTTACCTGTTCTGAATATTCCAGGGCGTTAAAGGCTCTTCCGAACCACAACACCTTTTCTTTATTCTGGCTTACAATCAGCATCTTTCCCTTCCTCCCGCTCCCAGAACTCATTTACAACTTCCTGCACTACTGCATATTCCAGATCGCCGTTATTCTCCAGCATTCTATCCTCTAACTTCTCAGAAATAGAAACAAACACCTGATCCGGAAATTCATCTGTATCCTCTCCTGCCGCAGCACACACATCTTTTCCCCATTGCACTTTTTCAGACTTTTTTCTTTCCTCGTATTCATATTCTGCATACGCATCCGCAAGGTCCAGAACCGCATTCAGTTTATTGTTATCCGGCTCATCCTGGAACATATCTTCCAACTCTCTCATAAACTCTTCTCTATCCATTTTCTCACGCCCTTTCATTCCATTTTTCTCTTGCCTCTTTCTGTGCAAGCTCCTTCTGCCCGTTCCAGTCCTTCACTGATACATGAGGTCCGAGACTTCCACACTTCGAGCAACAAATTCTATATCCGTTGTTACCCATCCTGCGGATTCCCACTCTTCTATCTCCGCAGCCGCAGAACGGGCATGGTTTTAGCTTTACTAACTTATTTTCCATGATTCCTCCTATCTGCCCTTAATTTTCTCCGGCACATCTTCTTGAACTGCCACATCCCTGCAGAACCGCTCCGAACAACTGAAATCCGTAAATGAACCCCTGCATTTCTGACTCTATCGCCACATCGTATACCGCAGATGTTATCGCCGTATCAGCTTTCGCCCCAGGAACCTGTGCCTCCATAACCGCTCTCAGCCGTTCGTAGGCCTGCGTCAGTTCTGGAATCTCCCGGTTTTCGCCCTTCGGACCGGTAATAAACTGATTGAACAGTTCCCGGACGTCCTTGTATCCACTCTCTGCATCCCCTACCAGTTTCTGGCCACTTACCCGACAGCGAAGTTCTTTTTCCATCTTCTCAATGCCGGTCTTCTTTTTCCCGTAGCATCTATCTCTTTTCATTCTCGCCAGATAGAGCTTGCAGGCTTTTTCAGTCAGTTCCCACATCGGGTACTCCTGGTGTCTTGCCTTGAACTGTGCCATTTTGAACTCTGTCTGCTCCATCGGTTCCAGCTCCACGATAAGCTGTGCGATTCTGCGATATGTAACCGAGTGATATTCCTGGAACATATCCGCCACCTCCCGGCTTGTCATGATGGTTTTTCCAACCTCTACCGGCTTCTCTTCCTCACATACATCCACCACTGCCATCTGCGAGATAATCTTCTTTACATCGTCCATCAATTCTACAATCTGCTCGCTTCTCTTCATAACCTGCCAGCTCCTTTCTTCAAAGCACATAACGTACAACACGCTCCGTCGAGTTTGCTATGGAAAATCACGCCTGCATCCTCCGGTCTTTTCCAGCAAAGTGCTCCACATACCGGGCAACGCACCTTTTCCCATCCTTCCTTTCCTTCCGGCACACTGGCTAACAACGGCATACACAGCCAACCGCCTCTGTCCGATTCTTTCCTCGGTTCAATCTTCATACCGCTTTTCCCCCTCTCTCATCCAATAATTTTTTCAGCTCTTTTACAACCGGATGCCAGCTTCTGGTTCCTCTCACTCTCCGGTACACATCAGCCAGAACTGCATCGCCGCCAGGAACAAAGGCTTCCATTCTGGCCTGTGTCATTCTCATATCATGGAACCCATCCGTAAATCTAAGCTCACCTCTGTCTTCGTATAAAACTACTCTCTTTGCTCCCAGGCGGCCCCAGTCTTTGACGTTTACTGTCCGTCCTTCTCTATTCATCACGCATCTTCCTCCTTCGCAAATTTGCTGTTGAGGCTTTCCATGATTGCCTCCAGTCTCTTCGCTCCGATTCCCGGCGTCTCACTGATTGCTTTCTGCACTTCCGTAATATCAATCCCAGGAACCGACTTTCTGCCCTCTTCATATGCTGTCATATAAAGATTCTTGCAGAACGATTCAAATTGCTGTCGATCCATTTTCTTGACTCTCTTGTAATCTTCTCTCCGGAGCAGATATCCTGCCCCGGTTGTCATGTTTTTTGCTTTGTTCATGCTCCTTCTCCTCTACTTTGCCAGCTTCTTCATAGTCTTAAAGAACTTCTTCATGCTTTTCATAAATTTCTTCATACTGCTTCGCCTCCTTTATGCAAATGGAATCCTGGCGTCAAACCAGCCGCCATGTTTCTCAATCACTTGCTCAATCACTTCAACCGGCACATACGGGTACACTGCCTTTGTCGGTTCTGTCGGATCTTCAATATACGGCATCAACAACTCTTCTTTCTGGCTTGGATATCCGACTTCGCAAGCTGCATATTCTCCGCTTTCCAAATTCACCCGTGGCTCACAATACAATCCATCTCCAGCCTGGACACTCATTTCAAAACCGTCTTTGCAGAAGATATGAGGTCTCGGAGCCTGTGCAATCCCGCACACCAGCTTGTATGTCTCATGCAAAAAAGCCTGCACGCTATCCCGTTTCTTGAATTTCTCAACATCTACACACATGTGAGGAAAACAGTTTCCGCAATACTCCCAGATCTCTTTTCCTCTTACGGCGAATGTTGCATATGTGCCGCAGTTCTTCATTGTCTTCGGGTTGATTGCATGACTGTGTGGCTCTCCTACCTGGAAGTAATCCCTTGTCATTGTCCGTGGTGGCAGGATATCCAGGAAGTAATCTGCTACTCCCTGGTCTACCATATCTCCCGGCTTACAATATTCATCCCAACTGTTGCAGCCGCTCTTGTGCCATCCTTCGATTGTCTTTAGCTCTTCTCTTGCCATTACTCATTCTCCTTTTCAAATTCTTCCATCGTTGGTCTTTTTCCATCCAGGTCATCCCAGGTATACGGCTTATGATTTTCACTTTCCCATTGCGCTTTGTAGCAATCTCTGCATACGCAAAATCCGGAAAGCCATCTCATTTCTCCCCAGTATTCCGGCTTTTTACAGCGTCTGCATATTACTATGCGTTTATTCTCATCCATACTTAGCATCCCTCTCTTTCTCTGATTTCTGTCGAAGCCTTATTCAGAGCTTTCAGCATTACCGGTGACGCTTTCAGTTCTTCCCAGGTCAATCCTAGGCAATCCAGCGTATCCTCAAGATCTCCGGTGTATCCATACTCATGGTTATCCAGCTCATACAGGAACATCTGGTACAAGAATCCTGTCCCATCTTCATCGGCCGTCTTTGCCGCCTCCATCTCAGCGTTGTGCCGGTCCAGTACCTCATGGAAATGCTTGTGATCTTTCTTCTGGATGAATCCACCGCCCGGAATCCGATAAATCTTATCCAGGTCTTTCTCCGGGTCAAGTCCCCATTTTCCCATCATTTCATCAAACTGCTTATCTGAGAACGCAAACCCCAACGGCAGCTCATTGAACTCTTTCTGCTGTCTGTCTCTTAACTCTCTATAGCTCTCCATCTTAACTTTCCTCCTCAAACTCTGCCATCTTGCTTCTGTCAAATTTCATTGCCGGATATTCGCAGTAACCGCTTCTCCGAGTACGCCCGGTTCTCTCCGCAAATCCGTTTTCTTCCAGAAGAGCTACCGCCCAAGGGCAATTATTGGTGTCAACATACGCCTCATCTTCTGCCAACGAATGGTCGCACAGGCAGGTGGTTACTCTCGCAATAGGTCCATCCCATCTGTTATAAATTTCAACAGCAACGCTATTGTCTTCCACATACTTACCGACTCTTAACTTACAGTCCTTATACTCTGAATACTCTGTCTTAACATTCAAACTTGCCATATCAGTTCTCCTCTCTTCCCATTTCCTGGGATAACTGTTTTCTGATTTCCAACTCCGGTGCATCTTCTCTTTTTAATCTGCTCAGACACATTCCACTGTCATGTACCGTAAAATGAATATAACCTTCTGCACTCAATGTAATGCTTACCAGCTTTTCTGCCGTTCCATGCTGGCCTGCAATCTCCGTCAGCTTATCCAGTACCGGCATTACTTCCCTGCTCAGTTCCGCAAACTCTGCCTGTCTCACTTCATTTCCTCCTTTGCTCTGGCGAACATATCAAAATCCTCGCACATATCGCATTCACTGCTACTTAAAATATTCTGGCAAACCTGGCATTTCGGGTTTAACCGTCTGTAATAATCCGGATGATTCTTTTTCAAATCCTCAATCGTGAACAGTGCCACTTTCATATCCTGCATACATTATTCCTCATGCTTTCCCAGAACCTCATCTGCTTTTCTTAACAGCGCAAGATATCTATCATTCTCCTTTTTCAGCTCTTCTTTCTTCCGCTCCCTTTCTTTGTAAAACTCCTCATTTTTCAGCTCTTCTTCCCACCCATTGATGAACTGCCGTACTTCTCGGACATTATTAAATCCGCACTCATCCTCGTAATCATTTCTGGCAGTGAAGATAATGTACTTGTTGTCTCTGCGTTCATCATCGATAGCAACTCCAAAATACAACTCATCCCTCTTCTCTTCGTCAAGCGGCTCGAATCTTACATCATCATAGAGCGGACCGACCATCGGGCAGTTATTCTTGAACCATACTCTGTAGTTATCCAAGATGTAATTGCTCGTAACCCCTTTCAAGATGCTCCAGATTTTTGCTAACCGGCCTGCAAGTGCTTTTTCATCGCAGAACCAGTCATACCATCCGGCCTCAATCTGGGTCTTTCTGTCTTTTGCAAGGAAATCTCCCTTGCGGTATCTCTCACAAAACTCTCTCAGCGTCATGTCCGCCATCTCTATTCCTCCTCGTAATCTTCGTAATCAATATCTGCATACTCACAGATACCTTCATAGCTCGTGCCGTTCTCATACATATTTTTCAATGATGCTCCAAATATTGTGCCATCCCACTGTCTGATTTTGCTTTCAATCTCTTCATTCAGCCGGGCATTGCTTCTGTCTGCCATACTCTCACTCCTCTCCTACATTTCCAGATGCTCAATTTTAATGGCTTCGTCTACTGCATCTGCTCCGTATCTTTTTTTCAGATAAGAAACTGCCACATCCCACTCATGCGGATTGTTGACCGTCTCAAATAATTTCTTAGCCTCTGTAATGCACTGTTCCACTACCAGGTCTCCTTTCGCAACTCTGATGATTCGCTTTCTCAGCTCCTCCACCTGTCTCTGTGCCTGTGCCATTGCCCGGTCAAGCGTCTCTGCATAGTTCGCAGCCTCCATCATATTCTTGATGATTGGCATTCCAAAGGACTTATACAACTCTGCTATCTGTTCCTTACCCTCTACCTCGCTGATGGACGGATGCCATGTATACACATGCTCCACGATGGAATAATCTTTCTGGCTTATCTCAGCCCCAATTCTCTTTTGAAATTCCTGTTTTGTCATACCTTCTACGCCTCCTCAACTTTCTTGTAATCTTCCAGGATGCTCAACAGCGTCCCTTTTCCAATTCTGAACTTCTGCTTGTGTCCGCATCTGGTTCCCATATAATTGACAACCGTTCTTTCTGGAAGCTCATGCTTTATGTACTGGATTATGTAATAATGACCATCTCCATGATGAACAACGTCTATGTATTTGTGCTCATTCCGGATGTTCTGGTATGTAGCCTTTTCAGTTCTGTTTGCTCTTGATCTCTTTGCCATATTCTTCGCTCCTTTGAATTATTACTTCGATTTTGCGAACCTTGCAGGTAAAAAAATAAGCCTACTTCCAACAAAGCTCTCTTACTTTGTCTGCTCGGCTACCAAATCCATACTTTTCAAGCATCTCCAAATCTGCTTTCACTGCTTCATCTTCCAGCGTGCATCCACAATCACTCAAAGAATACAGCTCATCTACGATTTCATCAGCAATGCTTTCTTCTCCAGCTTCCAGGGCTTTTTCAATGAACACCCACAGCATCTTCTGTGCTGCATCCCATTCCGGATAACCAAATTCATTTTTATCTCTTTCACTTAACAGGCTTCTGTATATTACTAATGCGTTCATCTTGACTACCTCCGTTTGTATCGTGTATTTGTTTTGTTATTTTGTAACTTTATTATACTTCGATATCTCGAACGTGTCAAGTGTTTTACTTCTATTTTTCAATTATTTTTACCAGGGCGATTTCATATCCCAACGCACTTACGATTTTCTCCAACGTGTCACAGCGAATACCGTATTTGCTTCTGGAAATAATCTGGTTCGCATACTGTCTGCTCACCCCGATTTTCTTTGCCAGGTCCACTGGTCGCAACTCCTCAACTTCCAGAACCTTTTTTATCAGCTCGTTGCAGTCAGTTCCTCTAATTTCTTCCATCCTCTACCTCTCTTTCAATCCAATCAGCAACTATCATTCCGCAGTTATCAGCTATCTGATACAGAATCTCCGTATCATCCCAGGTGTAATTGTTCAGAAAATCTGCCAGGCTCTCCCACCCCATTCTCTTCACAATCCGCTTCGCATCGTTCTTTTTAATCTCGAACCAGGTCAAGTGTTCATCCTTAAATCTGACGTCCCGGCATCTGTCCTGTACATAGGTTTCAAAAATCAGTCTTCCAAACATTTCCTACTCCTCCTCAAACAGCTTGCTTGCTTTCTGGGCCAGCATCTCATTTCTTCCGGATTTATCATCAAATATCCGGTGGCACTCCTTCAACAGCTTGTCTACTCTTTCCTGGGTTACTTCCAGGCCTGTACTCCGGATTGCTTCTTCCAGGTCTTCCAGATACCAATCTTCCCTGTACCAGATAGCGTTTGCCCTGCGGTAAATCTCATCAATTATCTTCTGGCGATTTTCCTCGGTTGCCTCCAACAGCCACTCAAAATTCAGTTTTCCATCCTTGGTTGTCGGATTGTACTTTCCGGAACATCTGCCCTGCCGGTCCGTTACATAGGTCTGAACGCCCCACCACGTTTCCGGTTCTTTATCTATGAATCCCTTTCTCTTCCACATTGCCGGAAGCGAATGCTTTCCATGCGTGTTTTCGTTCTTTCGGAACTCTACTACAATTTCCTCTCCCAACGCATTTCCGTCTGCGAAGGTAAACCACCAAACCGGCGGTACTGTATGCTCACACTGATATACTTTTCTCATTTTTCTGCTCCTTTCGCTAATGATTCAGCAATCGCCTCCATCATACTCTGCGATAATTCCAGATACTGCTCTACGATATAGAATTTAGCACTCTGCCCGTTCTCATCCCATATTTCAAAATACCGGAATCCCCGTTCTTCCTCGGCTTTATCCTCCTGCACCTTCACATACTCTCGTGCCTTGCTCTCAACGATTTCATCCAGTTTCTTCATGACCGCCTCCAGGTCAATCGACACATCCACCACTGTACACCCATTTGTAAATTCGTTCTCCCAGAACCCATGCAGGACATACACTACAATTTTCTTTTCCTCCATCCCGGTGTCCTCCTATCCGTAAATAACATCATCGAATATCGCATACTGGATAATCATGTCTGCCACTGTCGCATCTACCATGCAACAATCCAATTCATAGACTCCTTTGCTGCATCCTACAGAGTCTTCCGCATCCACCAGGATATTGTACGGCTTGTCTTCATCCTCCAGATACTGTTTTACTCCGCTGAGCAACTTTTCCTTGTTCAGTTCTCTCTTCTTGCCATCCACCGAATCATGCAATACCAGGACTCCTCCTCTGCTGATCTGCTCCGATGCAAATTCTCCGAGATACTTTCCTTTGACTTCTGCTCGCCTGCACCAGTAGCAAATACCGCCCTCCAGTGCCGTTGTAACAATATCGTCAATGTCCTCTGTGCTGATTCGCACGCTTATCTCAGCCTTGATTTCCTCATACTCTTTTCCCATCAGTCTTCCTCCTCATATCCTACTCTCTCTACATAGTTTACGCCGTCCGGCTCGCATTCAAATTCCGGACATAAAGAGAACCACAGTTTCTCCAGTTCGTTTATACCATTTGCGGTCAGCTCTGTTTCATCTCCATCGTTGAATCCGATTCTGTATACGCTCGACTTCTTGCCTTTTCTGACAATGCCTTTCGCTGCTCTTCTCAGTCTCATTACTCCTTTTCCTCCACTCCGGCGAACTCCAGGATTTTCTCTCTGGCAAATCCTTCGATTACTTCCAAGTAGTTTCCCGGCCACACATCCTTGTTCGGCTCATAGGTTTCTGTGAACTCATTCGCCCAGTCAACAAATTTCTGTTTCCAAGTTATGCTATCAATGTCTGTCAGTACCTCAAACAGATACTCACTCTCGCCTTTGAGCTGTTCCAGCATCATAGCAATCTCCATCAGATTTTCCGTCTGCTCGTTATATTCCAGCATCACGCCACCTCCTACTCTGTTCTTACTAAGCCGCCATTTGCAGATGCAATTCCAATGCTTCCAAGTTCGGAACAATCCGGAGCGTCCAAATTTGCCACATACGCAAGTGGAACTCTTCCTTCCAGGTCTTCTCTATCCAGTTCCCACTCCTCATCCTCTGCACTAACATACAGCAACGCCAGGCATCTTCCAAACACCATATTGCTCAATATTGCAGCGTATACAATACCGCCACTTTCTTCTTCCCAGTCGGTAACAGCTTTCTTCTCCTCATCGTTCAAATCGTACAGAATACCTGCCGTCTCAGATTTAAGGACCGTTCCCTGCTTTCTGAATTTTGTGATTGCCTGCGGCATCATTCCCAGGCGGCACATACGACCAACCGCTTCTTCTACCATTTTTGCTCTGTCCTGCTGATTCTTTGCATCCATTATTTCTTATCCTCCATTTTCTTCTCTAAATCTTCCAGTCCGAGTGTTGCATTTACGAATGCCAGCGCACATGCGGCTCCGATACATTCTCTGATTCCGGTTGAAACTCCGACAATCAAACACACCAGCATAGCCAGTGAAAACATTCTTCTGCTTTTCTTCATTTACTTTCTGCCTCCTCTGTGATAAACTTGGTAGCACGAGGAGAACTTGTCTCCCCGGCTACCGAGCTGTTTTTCAGAACATTACTTGAACCAGGTCAAAACTGCCGTAACAACTGCTATCAGCATTGTTACTATGGAAATTACGATATGTGTCCAGCATTCATAAATTTCAATTTTGGTCTTCTTCAACTGCTCTGAAAGCAGCTCTTCTTCTTTTTCTTCAATCCTGTGTTTTCTTTTTCCCAACGGGCAATTCCTCCTTTCTCATTTGTTCTGTCCTCTGCATTCCTACGGGGTTGGAACCGTCTGACAAGCATATGTACTATTCCATCAACCTTGCCGCCTGCATTACTTCGTATCGTGTATTTGCTTTGTTTTTTTGTAACTTTATTATACTTCGATAACTCGAACGCGTCAAGTGTTTTACTTCTATTTTTCAATTATTTTTCGAGCTGTCGAATTAGTGTGTGTAGCATCTTTGCAACGCAAAGTGCTATTCTTTTTTATCTCTTTATCTATCTTTATCTCTATCTCTTACTCTATCTCTAATTATGGTGTAGAAATCATGTAAGAAATCTTACAAGGTTTTATATATAGGAAATGTTTTTTTGCTTCGATTTTTCGACTTATTCACATTATCAACATTCTTCCTGTGGATAACTTCGGAACTCAGATTGAACTTTGCAGAACCGCATTTTCAGCATATATGGCTATAACATCGTACACGCTTCTATACCAGCTTTTAGCTCTTAGGCATAAGTTAGTATCTAAAAACGTCTGTCGTTGCTCAGGCACATTTCGTCAAATTTGAAGGGGAATTTTTGTGAATTTTGTATATTGATTTATTCTACGGACTTGCTCCGCAATAAAAAAAGAAGCCCCGGCGTGATACCGGGGCAATGTGACATATTTTCCTTTTTTGACCATAAGAGGTGTGTTTAATTTTCTTAGTTCCTTGCCATAAAGGCATTATTTGATGTATACTTTGCCATCGTAATAAGCAGCCATCCAACCGCTCGGTGCTTTCATCCAGATATCGTTTCCGACATTCCGTACTTCCTGGCACGTTACGACCGTTCCTGCATCCAGGCAGCCATCATTGTCCTTATCGTGTTTCTGACCGTCAGCCGTCAACTGCGTATGTTTCTTTGCGCTGTAGTTTGTTCCAGGACCCGTCCGGACTTTCAGCTCTACCTGCAAGGTGTATTCATGTCCGGCAGTATAAGACGGAGTGTTCTTCTTTTCCGGAGCACTGGCTGCTGTCTTTCCGTTGTAAACAGAAACCAACTTAGCCTTAGATGCCGGTCCGTACTTGCCATCCTGCTCCAAACCGTAAAATACCTGGAACGCAAGCAGAGCTTTCTCCGTGGCTCCGCCGAAGGAACCATCCACCCCGGAACTTCCGCAGGAGAATCCGCAGCCGATCAGCATTTTCTGCATTTCTTTTACTGCGTCCCCGGAATCGCCTTTCTGGAGATAATTTCTCACATTAACCGTTCCGGATGCAGATGCTGTCACTCCGGTGTAGCGGTACACATGAATCCACGGCTTATTGTAATAGCTGCGGATGCAGATCTCTCTACCGGTCTGATCTCCAGACTTTCCTCCTGTGACCGTTCCTTTCTCGTTGATACTTGCGTGCACCAGTTTACCATTTCCGCAGTAGAATGCTGTGTGTCCATTTCCGAGCAGGATATCTCCCCGGATCATTCCGCTACCGGTTGCCAGATTCACGGATTTTGCAACATCCTTGAATCCGATTTTTGGCAGAACCTCCGGCATGTTGCCTGTATAGGTTGCTCCGCTTGACTTTGCCGGGATTCCGGCCTCTTCCAAACATCTGATTACCAACCCGGAACAATCGTAATTCGGATTGCCCCAACGGTCTACCTGGTCGTAACCATGTGAATCGTCCAGGGCGATTGCCTCTGCTCTTGCTACTGCATTTTCAATTTTGCTCACTTTGTTTTCCTCCTTCTTCTGATTCTGGTAAATCTTTAAATACTGCTCCCCGTAAGAAGCCCTTGTTTTCTTCACTGCCGAACCTACATTCGCCGGAGCCTCGAACTTGACTAAGAAGATATCGGACGCTTCCTGCACTGAGGTTGCGGTCTGCAATACCTTCCAGACACTCTTATAGCTCGTCTTCAATTCGCTCAGCATGTACTCTGTCTGCGTCTTCGCATCTCCGATGGACACTCCTCTGGACTTAACCAGATCGTAAAGGCCGGCCTTTCTTCCGGCAGATGTCCACTGGCAGAATCCGTAACCGTACTGCCTGGAATCTCCCAACGGATGCAGGAATAACGCTCTCGTTATCTTTCCGGAGTCTACTGCTTCCGTGTAGGTATCGTCCGTGTATTTATAGTTCAATTTCTTCTCACAGAGATTTTCCAGATTCCGGGGATTCGCTCTGGATTCTGCGTAAATATTCCCCATAGCCGCACATGCACCATATACCGTGCAACCGGCAGCCATCAAAGCGTCAAACAAAATATCTGTGTATGTATTCCGTTCTATTGCCATTTGTAAATTCTCCTTCATTCACAAAAAAGGGGCAGGGATTTCTCCCCACCCGGTCATAAGTATGTGTCCTCTTCTGGGTCCATCTCATCATCATCTTTCGGATGCAACTGTCCCATCTTGTCCATCAGCAAAAATGTCAACGGAACGAACACCGCAAACAAAATTACCAACGGCCAGAAGATTCCTGCCATCAGCAACAGCATTATCACAAGCGGATAATTCGGCTTGCTTGGCTCATAGTACATGCCATTGTCCTGGCAGTACAGCTCTTCGTCTTCATCTTCCATCCGGCACAATGTCCGAATGCCCCAGATGTAGACCGGCTGACACAGCAAAATCCCCAAAAGGTACACCAATAGGATTTTTAAGCCCATAGCTCCTCTCTCCCTTCTCCGATCAGTTCTGAGAGCCATTTACCTTTCCATCGTCCAAAAGGTCCTTAACTTCCTTGAACCACCAGTCAATAATTTTCAGCAGCACCTCTTCGGACATGATTACCTGTAACCACTTAGGCAGCAATCCTCTTGCCTGCTGTACTACCCATTTCAGTTTCTGTTCTCCCTGGCCGGACTCCTTGAATCTGTGTTCCGCACGTAAGAACAGTTCGTACACTTCCTTACGGATTCCTTCAAGTCCCTTCGCTTTCGCATACTGATATACAACTACCGCAGTCACAACAACCAGCACCGCAATTACCAGAATCAGAATCGGCACCGGCACCTGGCTTAAAAAGTTCAATAACTCCATAGAATCATTCCTCCTACTATGTTCTATAATCTCTTGATAGTTTCCTGTAGCGTTTCTAATCGTGTGGGTGGGGAAATTATTGCCTAAACGCTTTAAAGGCAAATACGGGGCAAATACGCCCACATATTTATTCCCCTGTGATATGATTCACTCCCTGCCTTGTCAGAAAGTTCTCCAGGTCATGCTTCGCATCCAGTTCGTAATCCAACGCCTTGTGCATATCGCCGTTGCATTTCGCATCCGGAATCCTCTGTACCGCTTTCGCTGTAGCTTCTGACAGACAAAGAGAACCATCGAGAGCTGTCAGCATCATATACTGCAACTTCTCACGATTCTCTTCTTTAATGTCCTGTTCTTCCTGCCTGCGTGCCCGTTCGCTCTTTTCAGCCTCCGCCCGTTCCTGGATGCGTCTTTCAAGCATCCAAAAGCAGAATGCTACAATCGCAGACGGTACCCCGGCAGCTATCCATAACTCCACTTATTCTGTTTCTCCTTTCTGCTATTACTTCGAAACTTGCGAACTAATCCATTTTCCGGGCTGTGCTCGTATTCTCACATAAAACACCTCCTTCGTTCCCGATTGCTATCTCATCGTCGTCGCAGTCTGCGTACTTCTGGCACGCATACTCGATAACGTCAAGATCTGATTCTATCTGCTCCAGTGTCTTCGTTGGCGTCTCCTTTACCAGAAACACCAGGTCATACACCGCAGACCATAATTTAGCGATAATCTGTAGCTTTGTCATTTGTCCGCCGGTCCTTTCTTGAACAGGTGGTAATGCGGCTTCTCCTCTCCAAAGAACTTCCAACGAATCACATCATCCAGAAAGATTCCTGCTGCCGACAGAAAAAACCACAGCACCATGAACTGAGGGCAAATCTGCCCCAGGACGTTTCCCAGCATATTGCTGTAATCCCACATTCCCAGACCGAGCCACACATTCAGAACCAGTCCAAAGGCAAATTCAATGGCCGTAATTCCACACGCCGCTATCGCCATCTGGAGAACCAGGGGCATACACCGGTCTTTCTCATTCAGCACGCCGCAGATGATGAAGCACAATCCGCCGCATCCTACCATCGCTAAAAACGAATATCCTCGGAACAGCACTTCCATGGCATAATAAAACGCCCCTCCTACCAGGAAGAGCGTCAAATATTTCAGAAACGCTTTCACTATACAACACCTCCGGATGCCAGAATCTTCATGTAATCTTTCAGCACTTCATTCTGGAACTCCTCCGGAATTTTCACACCCCACTGAATCTGCTCGAAGTCTCCAGGCTTCGTGATGGACTTAATCCACATATTCATAGCGTTGCAATACGTTGTATTGTACGATACAAAAAACATTGCCCGGTCAACAATATTCTGCATATCCGCCGCCGAGAAATACTTGCATGGCTGTCCGTCCTCGTGGTACTCCAGTTTTTCCTCTCCGGCCAGCAACTGCATTTTCTTTCCAAAGAGATTGATCTGGTCTTTTTCGGTCAGACTGAAATGTTCTACACCAGAAGATGTACTGACATCTACTCCTGAGTAAATCGTCTGCTCGCATGCTGATGCGATTTCCTGGTATTTCGCTTTTCTGGCATCCTCCAGGCTCAGATCTTCTACACTGGAAGAATCCGGAACCTCCTCCGCTTTTGCGTACCAGTAATCAAAATCAGATTCGATCTCTTCCTGGGTTACTTTGCCCTGGTAATGGAACTGGACCTCCTCGCACTCCCACACCTTGTACTTATTCTTTTTCCCATCCTGGATGTCCTCTTTATCCACCAGCTCAATGTTTTTACGCATGATAACATCTGTTCCGGAAAATACCGGATAGACCTCAACTGCTGAGGGCTGCGATAAGTAAGATTCTCTTCTCATTTTCTACTTCCTTTCCGTGCTTACTTGCACTGTATGAACACATTTTGAATAGCTTATCAAAACAATACTTCATCCGGAATTTCAAACTGTTGCTATGCTTTATCCAGCCTTTGTATGCTGCAATCCGGCAGGCTCTCCACCATGGGATAAATCCTTTCGCCTTGAAATCTTCCCAGGCTCTGAGCACTTGCCTCCGGATTCTCCGGAATACCCTCCCACGGATGGTCGTGTATTTCCTCCGGACTACATAGCCCATCATATCAACTCCGGGCGTCCTTTTCTTGCTGCCTTTCCTTCGCTCTTCCAGGTTCTCCCGTTCTTCATCAAACGAAGCTACCTGGTAGAATTGCCAGATATCCTTAATCTTCAATCCAAACTTGTCATGAGCCCAGATCGTAGCTTTCTTCATTGCCTTTTTCAGCTTTGAAACATCGCCATAGATCGTGAAATCATCTGCATAGCATACAATCGCATATACAAGCCTATTCCGCTTTCCTCTGCGTATCTGAGCTTGCTCATAGATATATCTCAATACATAAGACATCACGTAATTGAATAGCCATGCCGGAAGATATCCACCTATGCAAAGATGGTTCCCAGGATAGTTGCTCATAAGAGCACCCAGGAACCATAGCAGCACTTTATTCTTGCCTATGTCTCTTCTCAGCATCTCCATGACGATTGGAACCGTCACTGAGGGATAAGCCTTTGTTACATCTCCTTTCAAAGCAACTACTTTTCCGTGGAACTTCTTCCGGAGAAGTCTTTCAATCTTCCGCTTTCCGGCTACGCCTCCCTTGTTCGGGATGCTTCCGTACTGAATCGGTAAAATCTTCGCTCTGAAAAGAGGTTTCAACGCATATACTCCGATATATTCAAACACCTGCTGTTCTGGAGATTCCTGGCAGATATCACGGAGCTTCTGCGTTAGTCCGTCAATTCTTTGAAATTGGCGAATCGGTTTAAATTGTAAATCTCGGTTGATTATACGTTGCGTCAGCATCTTTGCTACTTCTGATTCAGCTTCCAGGGTTCGTTTAAAATCCTTATTCAGCTGATCCTCTACGATCTCACGCTTTGTTATTTTCCCGGTCTTGCATAGCAGACGTTGGAAATCTTTTCTGCTCCGCTTATTCCGGAAGCATTCCACAACGGCAATCTCATTAAATTTCCAGTCCTCAATATTGACCGTTGCTGGTTTGCAATATGTTTTCACACATCAACCTCCTTAATGTTCATCTGGTTACTTCCGTGGCTTTACCCGTAGGTACTAGCCTCGTTGGTTTCAAGTTATTTTCGCACATAAGCGAGGATTATACGGTGCAATGATTTTTAAATACTCTTTTCAAAATTGTACCAGTTGCTCCGAGAGAGCCGTTCCAGTTAGCGTTAGACACCCCATTGTTCGAGTTGCGGCAAGCAACGCCAGCATTGCCACCGTTGTTCAAGTTGCCGAAGCACCAAGCCGCACGAACACCAGACGCCGCAGGTTCGTAATTGAAGCCAGCTCCCAGACACCGTATAACCCTAAAATTATTTTATTTGCAAATAAGACAATAAAGGGGCTTACTGCCCCTCTGCTTCGCATTCACCCCGTTTTTAACCCTCAAGACCAGGTGCTCCGAGAGAGCCGCCCCAGTCAGCGTTAGACACCCCATGGTGCGAGTGGCGGCAAGCAACGCCAGCATTGCCACCGCCGCTCAAGTAGCCGAAGCACCAAGCCGCACGAACACCAGACGCCGCAGGCTCGCAACGGAAGCCAGCTCCCACTCCAACGCCGCTTCCGCTTGCGTTGGTTGCCTCTGGCCAGAGAACATCATCATTGATTGCATTATCAGTAATATACTTCCATGTCCAGGCAGCCGTATCTTTCGGAAATACCAATGTTGGAACATTTACTTTTTCGTAGTTCTCATTGATTGCAGAGCCTACTTTTGACTGATCGTAACATTTGTAGCAATCAAAACAATAATTCTCATTCGCATCCTGGCTCCACTGCCATAATTCATCGGAGACAATCAGATAGGATCCGTTCATAAATTCTACGCCCTGGATCATTCCCGGTTCTTTTCCGGAAGTCGGACTGTATCGGCTACCATCTCTACCAAGTACATTATCGTTCCATCCGGAATAATACGGACTTGTGGAAAGATAGGTGCTTCCTGCTGTTGTGTCAAAAGTCTTTCCTCCGTTATCCACATAGACTGCTGAATATTCTTTTGTTTCAATAGTCACTGTTTCGATGGCTGTAATCAGTTTTCCATCAAAGATAGAATAGTTACTTGCTGTGTTTCTGTCAGATCCGCTCTGAATGCCAAGCATAACAGCCGAGCCAACCAAAAGGTTTGCAGCCTGTTCCTTTGTCAGAATTACCCTTTCTACTCCAGTCTCACTCACTGCAACTGTGTACTGGTAGTTGTAATTTGTGCAACCTTCAATCTTTCCGGAATTTCCTTTACGTCCATATTTCAAACGCACCATAGCATCCAGGAATTTAACAAGAGATCCGGAAGCTCCGGAATACTGTGCTCCTCTGCCTCGCCATCTGCTTACACCTGTCTGGTGGGATGTTCGGTTTACCGGTTTCAATCCGGTTCCACATGTGATACCTCCGTCTGCATCAATTCCGGCATAATACTTCGGGTGTGCCATATACTCATGCACTTTTCCGGTTCGGTCGGTTCCCTCTTTCCATCTCTTATATCCTGGTGCTGGTGTACATCTGGTTTTCAGATATTTGTAATCCTTGTCCTGCCATTCTCTCTTGTAAGTATTCTTCTGGAGCACCCAGCAAAGATACTCTCCGCCTCTGACCTTTGCAGTATCGTCAATATGCTCCACATAAAAAATCTCATGGGAACCATCTGCTTTTTTCTCTGCCGCAACTTCCAGACACCAGAACTGCGGAAGGTGTGCGAATGGGTCGGAACCGGCTGTAGATTCTGTAGACGGTGTGCAGGTCAGGCCTGCGGAATCATCCGTCAGCTCGCCAATCATCGATGTACTCTTGGAATATCTCGGTGTAGTTACGCCATGTGTTCTCGTATCATCCAGGACATTTCCGAACCATCTTTCCAACATCTCTCCTTTGGTGTACAGTTCCGGGTCATACTGATACTTCCACCACTCTACAAAAAGGGCGTCCACCTCCGCCTTGGAAGTAGCCGCCGCAACCTTTTCTTTATAGAGAATATCCGCTTCTCCTGCCATCTGGTTTCTGTGTACCTTTACCAGCAACTGCATTGTTGTGTCTCTGGGGAAATTCAGCACTTCTCCGTTTAAATTATCACTCACTTAAATACCTCCTATGCACTCAAAATAATAGCGTCAAGTCCGTTGTCGTCCGGGTTAATCCGAAACGCAATCGGGTTGACCTGGTTGACAAGTAACTCTGTGGCTTCTTTTGCCTTGGCAATGGCATCTGCTGTATCTGCCTGCCTTTTCGTTTCGTTCTGAATCCTGGTCGTTTCATTCTCTGACCATTTTTCTTCTTCAGCTGTCCACTGTGTAAACGTATGGCTTCTGGCTTCTTCAGCCTGCACTCTTGAAGTCTCAGCCCGGGATCTTTGCTCTTCTGCTTTGTTTGCAGCGGTAGTAGCAGCATTCGCATCTTTCGTTGCCTGTACTGCATTGGCTGTAGCTGATGTAGCTTTAGAAGTAGCATCAGCCGCTAGGCTTGTTGCTTGATTTGCGTTGCTTGCTGCCTGGTTTGCAGCAGAAACTGATGCTTGAATAGCAGAATCCACCTGTTTTGCAGAATCTACTACCTTCTGTAATGCCGCCTGCTGAGTTTTACTATCTGACGTAGCTTTTTCGGTAGCGGCTTGCTGAATTTTAGAATCCCCTGTAGCTTTCTCTGTGGCTGTCTGCTGTGTTTTTCCATTCTTGGTAGCATCTTCAAGTGCTGTCTGCTGTTTCTTGCCATTGGAAATGGAAGCAGCCAGATCCTGCAACGCTTTCTGGACTTCCACAGATTTTGTATCAATCGCATCGACCTGTTTCTTTACTGCCGCCGCCGAAGCATCTACACTTTCTTTGATACTATTGTAGCTTTCGTTCTCCTCATGGATTTTCTGCATACAGGAGATAAAAGCACCTCTTACTTCTTCACCATAGACCGCATTTCTGAGCTGATCTATCTCCTGGGAAATATCTGCCATTTAGTCCACCTCCGTTTCCTCGACAATCTCCTTCGTTTCAATAATCACCGGGGCTTCAGATGGAGCCTCTTCTGTTCCTGTCATTTCCGGTTCTTCTGTTTCCTCCAGAACAGCTGGCTCCTCGAACGTCCGGATCAGTTCTGCTTTCTCTTTCTCAAAAGCCTCCTCTTTTTCTTTGATCTGGGCTTCGTAATACTCCTTCAGTTCTTCCTCGTACCTTGTAGTATCGTCTGCCAGCTCATTTCCGGCATTGGTTCGGATTTCAGCCAGGATTCCGCTCAAAATTCCCTCTGCCATAAAAATAGGCAGCCCGTAAGCCGCCATCGTATTTCCAACCTGCCTTGTCAGAGCTTGTTTTGCATCTGCATAAATCACGCTAAACGGTCTGGTTGGTTTCTTTCTCTCTTCCATCTTCTACCTCCTGCTCTCTTTTGATAGTTCCTATAGCTACACTGTTTTTTGCTGTTTTTTTAGGTTCTTCGCCTTTCGGAAATATAAGTTCCATGCTCTCACCTCCTAATTCCAGTAACCGACAATAATTCCGTTGTATACTCTCAAATGAGAATACGTCCAACTATTACCATTGTTTGTTATCTCGCACACAATCGGTATCGCTCCGCTAAAAGCCGTATATCCTCCTGCCGATATGCTTCCAATTTTGAAATTTTTTAACGTATACCAGTTTCCAATCAAATTGCATCCCAGGTTTACTCCGTACTCATCGTAGATACTGTTCGCACGGCTGAAACATAACATCGTAGTATAGGAAGTAGCTGAGGAACTTGCTTTTTGTGCAAATGCCATATACTTTCCTTGCGGTTCCAAATCGAACACTAATCCCTTATGAGCATTGTTCCCTGACCACTGGTTCGTTCCAATCGCTCCGACATAATACCCATCTCTATAAAAGTGATTACCCGTTTCATCGAATACCGCACGCTTCTTGGAGTTCTCTACTCCGTAATTGTAAATAGCAATTTCTCCTGGGTTGATCTGCACGTATTTTGAGTTTTTATTGAAAGCTATAATCACGTTGTTGTAATACTGTGTGATGTAAGAACCCATTTCGCCCTTGCTTACTTTTGAAGTGATGCTCTCTGCATTTTGCTTGATAGAAGAAGATAACGTTCCTTCTTGTGCCGTTGCTCTCTTCACTTCGGATTCAATGGAATCTTTTAAAATCGTCAACTGAGATTCCGAGTATGCAGACATATATCCCAGAATCTCCACGTCCGTGATATATACGGTCGTATTTGCTACATAGTTATAAAAATACGTATAGAAATATGACGGCGTTGCATAAGATGTAAACTCGAACTCCGTCCACTCGTCACTCAGCTCTCCTGCATTGGTATAAAAGTTTTTGCTGTCAATCGTTAATCTTATCCTTGCCGTATCTGCGTCTTCTGCATTACACGCCGCCTTAAACCTAACTGTAATGTCTCCACGCTTCTCCCATGGTCTCTGATACCAGGAGATATTGTATGTCGAAGATGTGTTCTCAATCTTCGCACAGCTCTTGCTGTCAAAGGTTGTCTGTGTGACCTGGGTTGTGTTGCTCCTTCCCCAACCAGTAAACTTATCATCGTTATTTGAGAACTTTCCATTGCTACAATAGTTATGCAGCGAATTTTCATAGAGATCTGACACCGAAGCCGACACTTTGCCAACTTCTACATCTATCCTGGCATTCAGATCATCCAGTAGTTCCTGCATGTCTCTCAGACATCGGATGTTCGTGAGATACACCACTGAACCGGTATATCCGTAAACCGTGATTGCTACAGACTTCGCCGCTTTGGTAATCTTCACTTGCTTACTGTAGGTGTGAAATTCATCCGCACTATATCCGCTGAAATATTCTGTAGACTGGTTCTCTGAGAATCCATACCGTACATAAGACGGGCGGTACTTTGAGCCTTCTGGATATGCAGCCTCAACAGCAATCTTATAATTGCCAGCTTCCATAGTTCCCAGGCTTTGTGTCAATGTCACTGAACCATTTGCGGAGAATGTCAGCTTGATCGCATTCATGTTTAGGAACTCCGCTTGCTCAATCGTGCAGCTACCAGTTATGCCGGATGCAGTGAACTTTCTTTTATCAAGTGTCTCTTGCTCACCACCAACTATATAGTTCTTCCGGGCAACCGTTTCCTTTACACTTCGTACAGATAGCGAAATCTTATTCTCCAGGTTGGAAATGGAATTCTCAATCTCCTCTCTGGCTACTCTGACTTTATTATCAGCATGATTCTTCGCTGCTGTCTCGCTCTCTGATATCTTCGTTTCTACCGATGTCCGGTATCCGGCATCCAGCGATTCTGTCTTGACGGAATTTACCAGAAGCATCTCCCCATTGATTTTTCCATCCATGGTCAATGCCACTCCGTCTATCGGTCCGTCATACCCCTGGCTGTAATGAGCAAAACCGCCAAGTCCCCATCTCCACAGATTCTTGGCTTTGTTCTTATAATCCACATCATCAGCAACGATGAACTCATTCGGAACGTGTACTGCATATCCACTGGCTACCTGTTTATTTATTAGGTCCTGTGCGCTTCTGAGAGCCTCCTGCAAGATTTCTGTCTTACTTGGCAAGGATTTTATTGTCTCTTCCATTTCAGCCGTACTCTGGCGGTTTGACGAGGTGTAGGACTTAGCACTCGTCTCATCGCCCAACGTAACGGTGTTGTTCTTGAAGCTGGTAATATACACTTTCTTCTTTGTCAGCGGAAATTCCCGGTCTAAACCGTTCGGTGTGGAAACACACTGGATCATGTTGCCGATCTCAAATCTCTGGAAAGATTCATCCGTCAGATTTAAGTCTATCGCTTTCAGCTCCAGTACCATCTTCTCAAACTGTACCGACTTCAAATATTCCTCGGCCTTTTTCTTTAAGTTCTCTGGAACTGTCACATCGTCCCAGGTTACAGTCTTGTAAATCTTGCCGTATTCCTTCACTGCGTTATCGTCTGTGACATAATCCACACCACCGTTGACGCTCGCAATGGTTCTTCTCTGTTCAGAGATTGCCTCCAGTGCCGGGTCCTGCTCATCTTCATCCAGCTTCGCTCCCAATGGGATAATACACGTTGCCAAGTCCGAAGCATCCATGTTCTTTGAGAAATCCAACATGTTCTTCCCAAACCGGATGCCCTGCGTGTTCCTGGTGTAATAGTCTTCATCTGACAGGTAATCTAGGATTCTCAGACCGTCCTCATGCCGGATAACCAGATGTCCTCCAAGTCTGCTCGTCAGCTTCTCTTTGAACGCCGTTCTTGTGTCCTCGTAATTGGAATACCGGTACAGTGAATCATTAGAATCCTTTACCGTTACCCTGCCGACAACGAACTGCTTTCTCTCTTCTACCTGTGCATTATGAATGTCTATCAAATCCTGCACATACGCTTTGACCGAAATATTATGATAAACCTTCGGTCTCTGGATGCTGTCGCACAAAAAGGCAAGTTCTCCTTCGACGAAGACTTTCTTTGTTCCAGAAAAATCTTCATCATCGTAGAGAACTCGCCCATAAAACTCCGGCTCATCATCCCGGTAAATCACAATATCTGTTGTCAGCTTCGTAACCTTGTCATAGTACGGGTGTGTCGGAAACACCTTGAAGGTTGCCGAACCGTTGATGTTATCCCCGATTTCAAAATACGGATTTCCGCCAACGGTCAGTGCCTTTACCCTGGCATCGTGAATCGTGTACTCCTTGCTGTCCACATAGGCTTTAATCGTATACATCTACAGCATCCCTCCTCTGTGAATCAGCGTGACTTTGCCCGTTCCCTGGAAGTAAAGGTCATTCACTCCCTTGTACAGAACAATGTCATACATGATATTCTCGCCAGTATATATCGTATAGGTTGAATTACGATACCTTACCTTCATTTCCGCATTGGAAACAATTCTAAGCGTTTCGTTATGAACCCAACCGTCCAGGCTGACTTTCTGCCAACCGGAGCCAGAGCTGATCGTGATGTCTGAGGTGTTACGGATAACGCCATTGATGAAGCTGAACGTATCCCACTTCCAAGGCTCATCCGAAGAATCCACGCTGATTTTATACGGCTCGCATTTACAGCTTATAACAATCTCCGCCGTTACATCGTTATTCTTCTCTGTCTCTATCTCACACCTGCCGGTATAATAATATCCCTTGTCGGTGTCAAGGATGATTCTCTTCGAGATTCCCTGCAAATCAGAAGCGATCTGACTTAACAGACCGCTCCATCTTTCATAACTACAGTTTCTTGCCCCGAATGTGAATTTCAAGGTTCGCATCTCATATTTTACGCCGCCGTTCTGAGCTTCTGAGAGGTCCAGGTCCCCGTTCATGCCGGGGACGCTCACATACTCTGTCTTTGCTTTCGGTATGCCGATAGCAATCTTCTTGAGTCTTAAGCCCCAGTCCCGGAACGAATGCGTCTCATCAAACGTAATGCCTACTCCCGACATGATTAACCTCCTCTCTTCTTGTGTGTATCAATTCTTGCCATGTTTTCATCGACAATCGGTGTTGTTGTATCTCCAACTTCCCTACCGTCCAAATCTACATGAACGTGTGTCTCTCCGGTAATCTCTACCGTTGTGTCTCCACTCTCGAAGACGCCTTGCTTTTCTTTCTCGACTTTGTATGTTGTGCTGACCTTCTTATCAACAGCAATCTTTCCGGTTTCCACATTAACCGCCGTCTGCATCCGCTTTCCAAGACTGGCCATCTCATCATCCATCTGCTTATACAGGTCTGGCATCTCGGCTTCAATACCTACGCCGATACCAGGTGGAATCCACTTACCAATCTCATCTGCAAAGACTTTGGACGGGGAGTGAATACCTAATGCTCCCTTAACACCGTCTACGATGCCGGAGAAGAAGCTCTGCACCTGGCGTCTGAACCAACCGGCCGCATTACAGATTCCGTTCCATACACCCATCACGATGTTGTAGCCTACATTCGCCATCTGGGACGGCAAGTTCGCTACGCCATTTATGACGGCACTGCACAAATCAGATGCTGCCTGTCTTCCCTTCGCTACCATATCGGAACCCCACTGGATTACCTTCTGTAGCGTATTACTTAACCAGGTCCAGATTTTTCCTGGCAACTGGGAGAAGAAATTGACGATTGCATCTATCGTGTTAGAAGCTATCTCCTTCGCTTTCTGTAGGGTGTTGGAACCCCACGTTACCAGCTTATTAAAGGCATCAGTCAGCCAGTTCCAAATCTTGCCCGGCAATTCGGAGAAGAACTTCACAATGTTGTCTATACAGTTGCTTGCTATCTCTCCGGCTTTCTGGAGCATCTGACTTCCCCATTCAACCAGTTTGTTGTAGGTGTTTACCAGCCAGTTCCAGATTTTCCCCGGCAATTCAGAGAAAAACTTAATGATGCTATCTATCATCTGAGGAACATTCGTTGTGATCCAGTTAATCACATTTGCTCCCCATTCAATCAGCGTACCAATTACAAAGCCTATCGCATAACCGATTTTGTATGGCAGGTCCGTAAAGAACTGCACAATCGAATCAATAATCTGCGATACTACCTCAGATGCCGTTTCCAGCATGGAAGCTCCCCACTCAGCAAAACTGTCTGCTAGTGAGCTAATCGCATCTATGATTTTTCCTGGCAATTCGGAGAACCACTCAACAACAGAGTCAATGAATTCTCCTATGCTATCCAGGACACCAGAGCCCCATTCAGCGATAGCCGAACCAAGTTCGCTCAGCTTATCCGGTATGCTCTGGAAAAATTCTACAATCTGGTCCCAATGTTCCTTGATGAGAACAATCGCCGTTGCTACCGCAGCTACAATTCCAGCTACCGCCGCCGCAACCAGTGCAGGTGCTCCAAGGATAACAGCCCCGACAGCCGCCAGTGCAATACCGACTACCATCAGAACCTCTTTTATGGCACTGAAACCATTTACAAACATATCTACGAAATTGGTAACTGCAAGAATCGCTCCTGCAATGATAGAACCAATTCCGGCTATTGATGAACCGAACTCTGCAAAGAATCCGATTGCCTTCTGAACTGATCCTCCGATAGAGGAGAAAATACCTGCAACCTTCGGGAACTCCAGTTCCAGAACTTCCATCAGTGTTCCGGCTCCGCCCTTCCAGAGTGCGAATCCTTCTACAACTTTTCCGATTACTCCAACCAGTCCGGAAACTCCGCCTTTCAGTGTGCCAAGCACCTTGAACAGAGATTTTACAGAGGACAGAACAGAACTTGCAACGCTCAGAGCTGCTATGGACGCCGCAATCACGCCGATTGCATATCCGACAGCCTCCAGCACATTCGGGTCTGCTCCATCAATCACACCGAACAGGTCAGAAACCACATCTACAATTCCCTGGATAATCGTACTTGCCGTATCGATGAATCCATTAAGGAACCCTTCTATCAGTGCAGATACGCCCGGAAATTCTTCACTCAGCCCCTCGCAGAATCCGGCTACGAAATCTTTTGCAGCCCGGATGATAAGCGGCAGATTTTCTTGTACCGCCTCGCCAAGTTTACTCAGCATTTCACCGAAAGAACGGCCTATCTCCTCGGAATGGTCGCTTAATGCCTGCAAAAATTCCGTAAACAAATAAATACCGGCGGACCACATATCCCCGGCAACATTCAGAATCGCTTTTACAAGCTCAGCAACTACAGTTGCTCCGGCCTCTGCAAATTCTTCCTGGTGGTCCATGATGGCATTTATGAACGTACCTACCAGGTCCTCTGCAACCCCTATCAATGTAGGTGCTGCCTCCATAGCCATCTGTGCCAGCTCAGCGAGTGAATTTCCAAACGCCTCAATCAGACCGTCAAATCCTTTTTCCGCCATGGCTTCATTCATATCCTCTACCATGCTGGTAATGACTTTGACCGTTTCTTTCATCGGTTCCTGTACTTCTTCGTACAGGGCAATACCTACAGATTCCAATGCACTCTTGCAGAGTGTGATTGCTCCCTGTAGGTTATCATTCATGGTGTCTGCCATTTCCTTGGCCGCACCATCCGCATCGTAAATAGAATCCGTCAACTTCTGGTAGTCTTCATCGGACGCATTCACGATAGCCAGCAATCCACTCATAGCCTCCTGGCCGCCGAGTGATGCTGCAAGCTGTGCTTTCTGTGCTTCTGTCAGGCCTGCAAATCCAGAACGCAGGTCATTCATAATCTCTTTTAGAGACTTCATGGAACCGTCACTGTTCGTCAGTGAGATTCCTAACTGGTCCATAGCCGCCTGTACTTCTTTGGTCGGCTTCGCCATTCTCGTAAAGATGCTTCGTAGAGATGTACCGGCCTGGCTTGCCTTGATTCCGGAGTTCGCCATCAGACCGATTGCCGTAGCACAGTCTTCAACGCTGAATCCTAAGGCTCCGGCTACGGGGGCAACGTACTTGAACGTCTCGCCCATCATTCCTACGTTGGTATTGGAATTGGATGCTGCCTTTGCCAGTACATCTGCAAAATGTGTAGCATTGGAAACTTCCTTCGAGTACCCGTTTTTGATGATGGTTGTTGTTCCGTCTGCCGCCAGTCCGAAGGCAGTCATCGCATCGGTAACAATGTCACTCGTCGATGCAAGGTCTTCCCCAGACGCTGCCGCCAGGTTCATAATACCTTCAATACTGTTCAGCATATCTCCGGTTTTCCATCCGGCCATCGCCATGTACTGGAAAGCCTCGGCACTTTCTGTGGCACTGAACTTCGTCTTGGCGCCCATTTCTTTTGCCTTATCAGCAAGCTGCTGAATCTCTGTAGCCGAAGCACCGGAAATTGACTGGACCTTACTCATTCCTGCCTCAAAGTCAGAACCGACCTTGATTGCAGCCGTACCAATACCGGCTACCGCTGTTGCGGCACCGGCCAGAATAGTAGTGGTAGCCTTAATCGCTCCGCTCGCCATTCCAGATAATTTGCTTAGTCCGCTCTGGAAACCGGAACTATCTATGCTGGTGTCAAATTTCAGCGTACCATCATAGCCCATGTTCTCACCTCAATTCTTCGGCTCAATCATCGGCTCATAATGGCACTACTTGATTTGTTTTCCGTCTTTGATTTTTAATTCAAAACGGGCATGACAATTTCTCCCTTTACAGGAGACCATCACGCCCGAACACTCCGCCGTCTCTTCAAAAAACAACGGCATTTTATATTTACACTCCGGGCATTCCACCCGTATCATTTTCTTCTTTACATCTTCAATAGCCAGTCACCTCCTACAGCAGTCCCGTAAGGTCGCCGCCATTCATGAGGGCTTCTGCTATTGCATCTACCTTCTCTTCCTCATCAGCAGGCAACGGTAAAGCATACAGTTCTTTCTTCCTGCGGTAGAAGTCTCTCTGCTCCTTCGTCATGGTCGCATCAATGTCTACGCTTCGATACTCCATAATCTTACTGAACTCCAGGTCAGAGGACAGCGTTCTCAGTAAAGCCTTAAACTTCCACCAGTGCAGATATTCAATATCCTGTAGGTCTATGTGATACTGCGTCAGAAACGCCGAATAGATGTAATCATCGTCATGCTCAAAAGAATAAATCCTTTGCACTCCCGTCGTTCCTTCTACTGCTCCGGCTCTCTTCTCACGCCATCGTTTACCACCGGCATAGAACCACAACAACCCATCCACCGCAGCATCCAGATTCTCCGGAATCTCCGGATATACCAGTTCCAGACCTTGCCTTGCTTTCTCAGCGTCCGAAAGATCCGGGTCCTGCATCATCATTTCAAACAGAATGAAGGTACGGAAGTTTGTTTCTATCGCATACTCCGTACCTTCAATCTCTACTGTTTCCGGAAGATAGTCTACAAGCATGTTGTGGTTCATGAATTATCACGCCCACTCGCATTACCGATTGGCGTTACTACTGCTCCGTTCTTGCCATGCTTATTTTTCTTACCTTCCTGGCGTCTCTGTGCCCGGTTCATGTTGTACTTGTTGGTAATCGCATTTACCTGGCCTTTCATCTTACCAGCCTCAGAAGAAACAATTCCGAAAGCATCCATGCAGATTGCCAAGTTGTTTTTACCCTTGAACAGCTTTTCAGCCGTTCCGTCTCCGAATACCTCATCGAAGAAATTTTTCACGATTCCGCACATCTCCCGGATGCCATCCGCATTCGACAGCTCCGTATGCTTCTTGGATTCCTCGGCTCTTTTCACAACCTCATCCATGGATTTCTCATAAACCTCCATAGCATCTGCATCGAACAGATCTAACTCTAATTCCTGTCCACGAATTTTTAACATGCTCATATTACTTTACCTCCAAATTCTAAGCCGCAGCTTCTTCAAATGTCTTTGATTCTGTGTTGAAATATCCGTCAAGCGGATCGCCTACTGCATTGAGATTTCCACTCATGCTCTGTTTCTTTTCTCCGGATACTCCGCTCACTTCGGCGGATACCAGGAACTTTCTGGCCGCAAATGTATTTGCAACCGGTGCAGAAGCGTTCTGCTTCTGGTCCCATAACTCTACTCTGCAATACTCAAATTCTGCATCGCTGCCGGTTAAATGGTTTCTTCCTACATGGTACAGTGCGTTGACCGCATCCTGGCTCTTAATGAGTCTCGCTTCAAACGGAAATACCGATGTGTAGGATACAACAGAGGAAGAGGAAGACGGCTCACACACATACTTCTCAGATTCGCTCTCTGCACCGAATGTTTCATCCAGAGTTGTGAAACCAACGCCCATCAGTACCCAGTTCGGCTTTTCAGATGTTCCGATATTCAGATAATCCGCAAACTGGTGTCTCTGTACCACTTCTCTTGCGCCACTTACATTACCTGCCATTTTTACTTGCCTCCTTAAAATACAATAATCGCAAGGAAATCTGATACCTTGCGTTCTTCATAGCTCCATCAAAGATATATCCAGGGGAAAGAACCTCTATCTCTTCTGCACACATTCCTTCCGGAAGCTCCGGGAGGTTGCCTGCCATACTGTTCTCCTCTACCCAGTCCGCAAATTCTTCATAGAACGTGCTGTTCTCTATGTTCTGTACCCGGTCCATGCTGTAAAACTCCCTGGAACCGAACTGGAACTGATACTGCCGTTCCGAACTGCCGTCTACATATCTCTGGATTACCGGGTCGAATATCCCGGTCTCTATGGTGTACTCTACTGGGTCTGGCCCAAGGGCATCTACCCGGAATACACCGTCTTTCAAAAGAGGGCATTTCAGAAAATACTCTGTTATGCCCTCCAGTACACTATTTACTTCCATGTGACCTCCTAAATCTTATCTGCTCCTCGCAGAATGTCTTCTTTTTCAGCCACCTTCATTCTCTCAAACCAATGTGCTCCTCGGTTCGCATCATACGGTCTGGTGTCTGCTGTTCCGTAATACTGCATGGCAGCATACGGGGCAATGTAATCTACCTCTCCACTGCCTACATCCGTTCCCAGTTTGCCGGATTTTTCCAACATACCAGTCTGGAACGGAACCCTCGGACTGCACCTTCTCAGTACCTCCGAATCTACAAACATCTGCTTTCTGCTGAACTGAGCATTCCTTTTTGCCGCAAAATTCTGGTTCCAGGTCAGCTCCGCTTTCCCGTTCCCGGAATTGATGATTGAGCCTTTCGGAGTAGTGATCTTTTTCAGTGCCATCACGCACCCCCTATTCTCCAGTGCTTCGTCCTGTCGGTTCCTCTGATTGTATTGTCGGCATACTCTGTGACAGTCACAAAATCTTCATCGTGCTGTCTCAGCTTTGCCAGCTCCTCAATCGTCTCTTTCAGAATGATGCCCTGGCGGAAACTGAACGTATCGAACAACCACTGTCCGGCCACCACATACTGTCCTCGCACAATATAAGCTCCCTTCTGGATAGTCCAGTATCTCTCTGCCTCTTCATCTGACAGCTTCTTGTATTTTTCTTCGCTTATATACTGCTTTCCGGCTTCTACTGTCGCTGTGACCGGGATTCGGATTACGCATTTTGCCTTATCCCTACGGTCCATGTCTGATACCGTCTCTCCCTTTGATCCATACCACGAAACCCCCATGATTCTTGTCGCACAGAGTTTTTCCCGGCGGTCTGCTCCAATTCTCAGATTAAAGATTGTAACATCACTGTTTGTCGTCATACTCTTTCACCCACCCCCTGTTCAGCAGTCCGGTGTTCGCCAGGTATGACCTCACAGCCCTGTACATCTCGTTATGCAACGCCGTATCATTCATGGCATCCGCATAGCTGATGGAATATCCATCGTTGGATTCCGACTTCACAACAGCCTCTCTCTTTTCGTTCTGCACTGCCACCGTATCAGCTACACAGCAGATTGCATCCTTGATTGAATCTACAATTGAACTCAGTCTTGCAATCCGGCCAAACGTAACCTGGTTCACGAATGCTTCAGAAATATTCTCAACTCTCTTGAAATCATTCTCCGTTTTTATCTGCGTGCCACCGTAATCATTCTTGTAGTACGCGAAATCCACATACGGTCTTCTTACGTCCTCCTGGACCATCGAAACACCCCTTTCTGATAAATTGGTAGGCTGCAAAGAAAAATCAGCTATTCGCCGGGTTTACGCCCTCCTGCGTAGCTGATTCTTTTTTACCGGTCTTCTTTTCTTTCGGAGAAGCTGTGCCCGTTCCGACTTCCGGCTCCAGGCTTTCAAGCGAATAGCCCATGCTTTTGTAATATGCCGCCTTTCTTTCGGGAATCCGGCAGGAGCTCCCGTCTTTCGTTGCTAAATACATAAGCTACCTCCTACTCAGTTTTCTTTGAGCCTTTGGCTGCTGTTTTCTTTTCAGTTTCTGCCGGGTCTACATCTCCTGTTGCGGCCTGTGCCTGGACTGCCGCTTTCAGCTTATCGTTCTCCTTCTGAAGTTCGGTAATCTTCTTGTCTGCATTCTCTGCATACAGGGTAGCCTCTTCCAGCTTGGCTTTCAGCTTATCATTCTCCTTCTTGAGTTTTTCAGCAGTTGCCTTGATGTTCTCCGGCTCGAACAGCACATTGTCATTCTCATCCCGGATAATGTAGCCCATCTTCTTGTACTCATCGAATTTCTCATCCGGGATTCTGAGAACTCTGTTCTTTTTCTCAACTTTATACATATGGTTTCTCCCTTCAAAAATTGGCTCCATGCACACGCACAGAGCCAGTGATCAGTTTCTTTTATGCGTTCACATGGAAATCAATAGCGTCCATCTTATGAGGCAGGATAAACACATCCTCGAAAGACTCCTCGAAGTAGTCATATTTACCCTGGGAACCTGCGGACGGCGGGTCGAGCTGAGCGAACTCGTAGGAAATCGGTGTGATTACCGCCATCGGATGTACCAGAACCATGTTGATCTGCTTCGCTGTGGAATCTACCTTCCAGCCCTCGGTAAAGTCATACTTCGTCTGCATCATGTCACTCGGTACACTCTCCGGAATCTTCACATCATCAATAGAGTTAATCGCTCTCTTGATTGCATCAGAACGGCTGCCGACATCAACGGTTCTGTAAATCTGCTTCGCATTGTTGATGAGCGTTCTGACATCCGGTGTCACATACAGGATTCTTCCAGCTCTCGGAACTCTCTTGTTATCCATGTCCTTCATCATCTCATCAAAGACAGTCAGTACGTTCTCCTCTGTCAATGCTTCGCTGTGGGCCGTTTTCGCTCCGTCAGTGGTCCAGTCTGCATACAGTTTGGAAATACAGTAAGCATTCATTTCCGGGAACTTCTGCTCCTCGTTGTAAACCTTCGTGATATTTCCGATTGCCACTACACCCTTGGTCTCGGCAATATCTCTCGGATGTACCAGTGTCTGCCACTGTCTGTGGTTCTCCAGAGTCAGCGGTTTCCACTCGTTGTTGTAGTTACGCTTTCTGGTTCCGATGGTATCTCTATCTCCATCGGTACGGCCAGTTGTAGAAATTGTCGGCACCTCGATAACTCTGGAATTTACCCAACGGAATCTTCCGTTGTTCGGTGTCGCAAATAAATCTCCAAAATACAAGACATACGGAAACATCTGCTCCAGTGTCTGTAAATACTCGGTTGCATAATTTAATTTCGCCATTTTATTCTCCTCCTGTTAGTTTTTGTCTGGCTGTCTGATCAAGTTGAACCCGAACGGATTAAACGGTGTTTCTTTGCCTTTGACTCCTTCGCCTCCGGCTCCGCCAGTTCCTCCAACTCCTCTCGCAAAGAACGGCTTTCCTTCCTCTTCCTCATGGGAATCGTCTTCCGGTTCGCCATCATCATCAAAAACAAAAGCTCCCTTGTAATCGTCATTCTCCATGAGAGACTTCATAAACTCATCGCCTCCCAAGAACTTTCCGTTTTCCAGGGTAAAGTTCTTCTTTTCAAACTCTGCTCTCACACCGTTTTCTGCAGGTTTGCTGGAGAACTTGTAACCGCCCATGAACATATCCAGTGCATGGGTACGCTCCTGGGCCGCAAGCTGTGCAGTCAGCTTCTGTGTTTCCTGGGTATATTTCGTCTCCCAGTCTTTTGCAGACTGCTTAATGCCGTCAATATCCATGTCCTTGTAGGACTGAATCGTTGTATTGGCATCTGACAACTGATGCTTTACTCCGTCCAGCTCTGTAATCTTGGCATCCAGTTTTTCCTTCGACACATAGCCTCCGGCTTTCACATCTACTACCTGGATTTTCTTGTCTGCGTCAATCGCTGCCTCCAGTTCTGCATAGGTCATAGTCTTAGGCTCTTCGCCGTCCTTCGGGGTTCCAAAAAGTTTCTTCAAAAATTCGTAAGCCATTTCACTTACCTTCCTTTCTTCGTTTCGCTGATTTCGTTTAGATTCCGGTTCACTCCGGCACTGCTATCGTGCATTTATATCTCCGCACGCAAGAGAAGGAGACAGTTTATATGCCATATCACAGGGCAAAAAACAACAGCCAGACGTTCCACCAACGGACCGGCTGACTGTTATTTGTTTTCGTGGTCTTAAAGGGTGTCTACGAACTTCTGAGAGTTCCCAGGACACGTTTTAAGTACTTCAATGGTAAATTGTAAGGGTTAATATGTTACGACCCTATACGGGGCAAATACCATTTAACCCATGGATGGGAGATAGCAGGATCACCTCTTTCCTACTCTGCTGTGAATACAACCCAGTCCTTAGCTGCCATATCTGTCTGAGACGGCGTCCATGGCACAAGCCCTTTCGGTGCATTTTCGTTGTCGGTCACAAGCCCGGTAGTGACGATATATACATACTGCTGAGTCATTTTGCTGTGTTCATCCGGAAACTGCATTTCAAGGTAAATTCCTTTTCCGTTCCAGCCTTTTCTTGCCACCTTGACGCCACGCTCCAGGAATTTGTACGCATCCCCGAATCCAAACATAGCCTCTCCGCCGAGTTCTGGGCAATTCTCTTCGTCTGCAATCTGCCATTCGTCAGACGCAATATTGTCAAAGGTGTACTCCGGGCGGTCTGTCTGGCGAATATCCAGTTCCTCTCCATCTTTGGTGTGTATCATGATCGTTTTCTTCTCAGCATCCCAGTACCAGTAGCCGCCCCAGTTGGGCAGTTTTACCTTCACGCCCTGTTTCATCAGCATATAGGCATCCGAAAACATCATGGATGGTCCAAAATCTGCACAGATACAAGCCTCCTCAATGTAGATGTCCTTGCAGTTTGCATGAACCAGGTCTTCATTGTAGGTGCGGTCAATGTACTTCATCTTCTCCTCGACATTCGGATTGACAATGGTTTCCGTCTCTCCGGTCGGCATATGGATATACAGGAAAATCATTTCCGGCTCCTTGCCTTTTCCTTTCAGCTCCTCATACTGCTTCATCAATTCTGTTTTTTTCATGTTTATTTCCTCGCTTTCTTATTCGCCCATACAGCTTTTCCACTGACCGAGCGGTTAAATGATACCAAGTTACCGTTGCCGTCATATACGGCTGATACCTGCGTTCTGGCAGTATCTACACTTCGTCCGGTTTGCTTGCAGAAATCCTTCATCTGCGATTCCTTCTCTTTCAGCTTCACAGATTCTTTCTGGAACTCCTCCCGGAAGTACGCTCTATCGGCTTCTGACTGAACCGTTTGGATATACGAATCATAGGCAGCCAGGATTCTCTTGTACTCTCTGACCGCCCGTTCATATTCACGCTGCTTCTGCATACACTCATACTCCGTAAGAAGGTTCCCTGCAAACGAATACTTAGGTCTGCTATAATCTTCCAGATCATCTTTCGTGTATGCCGGTTTTGAAATTCCCGGCCAGTACGGGTAGAAGCTATGCCTGCAATTCCAACCGCACAAACCGGCTCCCGTTCCATATCCGGTTGCCTCGTAGAAGTTCTCATACCCCGGAGCTGTGCCCTCAATCTTGAACACCTTGCCCTGCCAGACTGAGTGCGAGGGTCTGGCTCCTGCATGAGCTGTTGTCTCGTAATACTCAGCTCCAAGCTCCGAAGCATACAACTCTGTCAGCTTTCCGGCGGTCTGATTTACTCCGGTCAGCAGGGAAGTTCTGATTGCCGTATCCAGCTTTGAGATATACCCACTGTCATACATGACCGATGTTCCTTTGACTGCTGCATCCCGGATAGCTTGTCTGATTGCCTCCTGGTACGAAAAAGCACCGGACGTAACCTTCATATAGGCTGCGTTCAGTGCCTGTATATACTCCTGCTGTGTGGCTATTGCCGTTGTCAGCGTGAGATTTCCTATCTCTCCCCTGCACTTCTCTGCGGCGGCCTCCATAGTTCTCTGCATCGCTCCAGAAAGAACAATATCAGATGTTTTCAGCTTTCCAGCTTGCAGTAGCGGCTTTGCATCCTGCAACATTCCGGTCAGGCCTGCATCCTGGAATAATCGCAATATTTCTGTATCGGATTTCCCTGTCAGAACACCAACTTCCCGGATTACATCATTCATCAATGCTCCGGACTGCTTCGCCTGTTTCAACTGCCACTCGGCTGTCGGTGTGATTCTTCCAGTCTTCGCTATCCTTCGTGCCACATCTCGGATGATCTGCTCATTCAGTACATCGCACATTCCCAGATAGCCGGAAGAAAAGCTATTCAAATATTCCGGTGTCAGCACTGCTCACACCTCCTATTCTTCTGTAGGGAATCTGGCTACCGGCTCCGGCATCATGCTCTTTGCCTCTTCCTCCGAGCATCCAAAATACCACGCAAGAAACGCTTCTGTTTTCAACTTTCCGGCAACCACCATGGACCACCTACGCTGATACTCAGCTTCTGTGTCTTCCAGAACTCCATCGCCCCAGTTGCAGTTCAGCTCCGTTTCTCCGTCCGGAACCATATCATAAAGCAATGCCAGAACCCTCATGGCGTATATGATTTTCTCAAATCCCTTATGCCATGCGTCCTGCATCGCCGTTACCGTATGGTATGATCTCTGCTTTGATACCCGGATTTCGTATGCCGTTTTCTCAATGTCCGTTGGTTCAGACAGCGTACCGTAGGCAAGGCCAACCAAGAACTCTATTTTCATTAGCAGCTTATTCAGTCCCTGGAACAACGCTTCGTGGCGAATCTGCGGTGCATACTCTTTCAGCAGCCCCTTGTTAGTTCCATCCGCATTGTCGAAATCAAATGTCTTGAACATCCTTTCCTGTCCTGCCGGAAGAACCGGCTTTCCATGTTTATCTGTCTGGAACAACTCAGAATCGCCCAGGATAGCAGCTTCTGTGGCTTTATACTCCCACAATACACGCCCATACTGAATGTCAGCTTGTTCTATTATCTCTGTAGCTCTGGAGAACACTGATACCCCCAATGGCGAATCCGTATCGATATTGTTTGCCTTTGGTACTTTGATGTACGCAAAAAGTGGCTTGTCGATGTTACCGATAATTACCGGCTCTTCCGACAGGCCCGCCCATTCATCCACCTCAGACAGTGGTACTTCTTTCCGGAATCTATCCCTCACAGCATAGGTCCCATCATCGTTGTACTGGTAAATCTCCTCAGATTTGAACGCCTTGTTGATGATCGTATAGGTCATTCCCGTAAGCTCATGGTATTCAAGCCGGGTATACAGGTAATCTCCTATCTTCTTTCCTTCCACGAACACCGCCGCCGTTATCTCTCCCTTGTTATTGAACGCACAGGGGAAGAAATCCACCGCTTTCACAAAATCCAGCTCGATTGCCGTTGGCTTTCCGTTTTCGTCTATGTTCGTCACGAACGGCTTCACTGCAATAGCCCCACCTGCGCAGTACATCTCAACAAATTTGTTCAAGTCCGTAAGCTGGTCTTTCAACTGTTCATTGATGAAAGCAGCCATCAGACTGCCAGTTACCTCCATGCTGAACTCCGTTAGTATCAGCCTGGCAAATTCCTCCGAGATCGCTGCCGGCAGATTCAGAGGAATCACATTGTCTTTTCCACCTCTCCAGGGCGGTTCATTCTTGTACATGTTGTGCCACAGCTCTATGGCATTCTGCATTACTCCGGATTCGCATATATCAACGCCCAGGGCTTTTTCCACACTGTTATTCGGCACCAATCTTCTCAACACCTTTCTCAATATATTTGCAATTCTCAATCAGTTCACCCCGTCTTCTTAATGAATTTCTTTATCCTCTTCTCGAAGCTGTACTCCATAGCATCCAGAGAGTCAATATCACTGGTTCCATCATCCAGACGCTCCAGTTCCATTTTCTTCGGATTCCAAACCGCCATGCTGATAGCTTCGAGAACACTTTCACAATCTGGCGTAAAGAACACACGCCCAGTTGCTGAGAGCGTGGTCATTGTGAAGATACGGTCTGTAATCTTGCACTTGGCAGCATTCGTGACATTGATATTTCCCAGTTCCGCCTCAATCATAGCTTTCTGCAAACCTCGTTTCAGCACCAGTTCCGCAGAATCGCAGTACACATTCGTAATGAATCCGTACCGGTCCAATATCTTCTCAACGAATTTCATAAACATCCGGTTCAAATCATCGGGGTCTGTTCCGTCTGCATCGTGCCATTCAGAGGACAGCACATACAGCTTCTCATATCCCTGGGTAATTCCAGACGCAACAAAAGCGTGGCCGGAGCCGTTACCTCCGAAGTCCACGCCTATATTCAGCTCTATGAACTCTCCACGTTTCGCCATGTCAATCGTCTCTTCCAACGGCACAATGTACTCATCGTCCTCCGCCGCTATGGAAGTTGCCAGCTTAACGTATATCAGACCTTCTGCAATACTTCTCTTACCTTCAATATCTCGGATGTACCAGATGCTGTCTTTGTCATACTGGCTGACAATCTCAGCTATTCTCTGCTTCGGGATGTTGACATTCTCGAAGATATTGAAATGCTCGTAATTGTAACCACCCAGAAGCTCTCCCTTGGCCGCTTTCTCAGCGTATTTGTCGATGTAATCAACGTATATCGCCGCCTTAGGATGGTCTGGGTTCAAGTCCCAGAAGATTTTTCTGTTCTTGGCTGCCAGTTGTCGGTTGAATGCCTCTTTGATGGTGTTGTCATGATGCAGGTTGATCTCGGTTGCAATCCACATACCGTATGAGTTACCTCGGATTTTCTTGTAACTATCGGACGCCGCACCTCCGGCAAAGATTACAATCTTGTCTTTGTACCCCGTATCCGGGCCATTTATCAGCAGGCAGTCATTCCCTTTGTACTGAGTCCACCTGCACTGCCCACGAAATATATACTCAAGACCGAACCCATTAGCATCTCCAATGTTCAGCTTAGCATTCGCCATAGTCGAACCAGTCGCCAGGTGGATTCTATCCTTCGTCGTTTTTAATTCGTGAGCAAATGCGAAAACATTATCTACCGTCTTACCGGAACGAACAGCACCTTCCAGGATATTGTAGGTACTGTTCACGCAATTTTTGATATACCGCTTGTGCTTGTCGCTGAAATTGAACCCTATACGCTTACGCCTGTTGACCTTGACATACGGGTTGGATAAGCCCTTATTCTTCGCCGCCATAAATGTCGGCTTCGATACCCTCCATGTCTTCTATCTCGTAAAGACCAATTTCCTGCTTATCTCTCCAGATGTCCGGCCTACGATTCTTCAACCAGAAACAGCACGCTCCTACGTCCGGTATGATGTCCTCTTCGGTCTCAACCGTCTCTATCTTCGCAGGCTTGGTATTACCGTCTTTGTCCATCTCAATAATTTTCCGGGTTACTTTTGTTTTCTTCTTACTTCCTTTTGCTCGCTTATACAGACTCAGTTCGACTTCTGCATCTGCATACTCTTTTCCGGCGGCCAGAGCCTCTGCAAACTCCGGGTAATCCTTTTTCCAACGGTTGATTGTTCTCGGAGATACCTCGAATGCGTCAGCTAAATCCTCATCCGTACCGCCTCTCATGCACAATACCTTGGCAATTTTTACGAATCTCTCATCATACTTCTGCTTTGCCGCCATTCAACCACCTACTTCCCTGCCAGGTAGTCAGCCGCCCAGTATTCAATCATCTGCCATTTGTTCTTACTGGTAATCGTGCCGTCCTTCTCTGCTTTTTTCAGAGCTTTTTTGATTACTTCTGCCGATTCTACCGGAATGGCAGCACTGCCAAATACTTTCGCAAGGTACGTCCAATCCATGTCTGGGTCAAAACCGGCATCGTCCATTTTCTCATTTGCAGCATCAATCATGGAATGGACTGCCGCCCCTACGTTCCGGATGTCCGTAAACTGCTGGTACTTATCCAGTGTCTCCACGAACTTCTCACACTGCTCATAGGCAGCAACACCGATAATCTCAGCACAACTACCGTTCAGATTCTTCATCAGTGCATCCAAGTCTCTAATCTGGTTCGGAAGAAACGCAAACGCAATGGTCTTGAAATCAAACTGAACCGCCGGAGTATTCAGCTTATCAAACTGCTCCAACGGTTCTTCCAGAATTTCTTTCCCTATATAGCTCTCCATCATATCATCGACGTTATCCATCAGCTTCACAATTTCTCTCAGCGTACTCTCATCATCAAACCCAGAGATTGCATTGTGAGCCAACTGCTTAGAAGCCGCCTTGCTTCGGGTCAGCCCGCTCTTATCCAGGATAACGATAATCTCTTTCAGTCCAGCCTCTCTTGCACTCTTTACTCTGTGATGCCCTGAAATAATCTCCAGCTTCTCTCCCATCAGTGCAATCAGAGGTAAACTCTCCAACTGCCCTCTGTTTTTGATGTTCGCTGTGAGCTGGTCCTGCATCTCATTTTTCATTATCCTGGCATTGATGTCCTGCTCCTTAAGCTCTGCTAACTGCACCTTCGCAATGTACAGCTCCGTACCCATGTCATAAATTATTTCATATTTTGCTTTCTGCTCTTCTGCCACTGTCTTTCCCTCCTTAACCATTCTTCCAATGTTTCCTGCTCTGTTCGGTCAGTCAGCTCCGCTTCGTATGTCAGCTTGAAACCGTTGTTCTTATCCTTCTGCCGGTTTACCAGCTTCATAATACCCCGGACTTCTTTGTTCTCCGGATACTTCGTCAGCATGGCGGTCCGGACTTTCGTTACCTTCTCACGTTCCAGATCGTCCAGGAGCGTTTCTGTGAAGCAATGATTCTGTGCCAACATATACAGTAGTCTACCGAGCCGATACGTGGTGTGTGGAACCTTCATAACGTACCAGATGAAGAGTGATGTGGCTTGCATCTTTGAAATCCCAAATACGCCCGATACCATCCCGTCAATCAGAACAGCTCTATTGAACGTAGCCGATGAACCAACAAAATTATGCGTCCATAGCTGTCTGTAATACTGTGCCTCTGCTGCCTTAATGGAGATGATCTGTACCTTGCTTTTCTCCGTTATCTCGTAATCTCTCGGCAACATACTACAGGCAATCGGTGCCAGCTTACTTTCGGAAGGTCTTTTGATTTTTCTTCCCTCTGCCAGTGCCGCCGCTTCTTCTCCTCTGTTCGAGGTAATGTAGCTGTTCAAATCTGCTCTCGTACCGGCTCTTGCAAATATCGGCTCTCCTACAGCCTCTCCGGTTCTTTTTTCCTGGTAGCAAACAACCAGCGCATTCGCATTCATGCACCGGTCAAACAACTCAACGTGTCCTGTTTCCGGGTCGAACAGCTTATACTCTGGTTCCTTCCAGGTCATTTTCCCCTGGGTGTCATAGAACTTCTCATAGCCGGAGAAGTAGGTCGGCGGATTGGCAATAACCAGCGTGTGGGGATCGTCAAGCACCTCGTCCAGATGGTCCCACATATCCAACGGTCGGTACGTCATACCGTACATTTCCTTCTTGATGTTCTCTAAACTCTGCCGGATATGCTCAATGTGTTCCTCTCTTCTGTCTCTCAAATCTTTCAGCAGATTAAAGAAATACTCGTTACCGGCTGTCTTCGATGTTCTCAGATACATCTGAGCATACAGAGCAACCGCCGGGTCCAACAGCTCCTCATCAGAAAAGCCTTGGGCGTGTATCTCCAGTTCATCAAGCGGCTTGCCTGTAATGGCGTACCCCATAACCGAACTCATCATAGACACATCGCTTGTCTCAATCTGTTCCGGCTTATACCCGTTCTGGATTGCCAAGTTGCTCATGGCGAATGTTCCGGCACATGGCTCTACGAACCTCGTATACCCGTTCTTCGCAGCATTCTTTATCAGGTTTACCAAGTATCTCTGCTCCACCGTACCCAAGCATCCTAAGAACATCTCTCCTGGGTCTCTGAAAAATGCCATTGCTTATCAACTCTCCCTTCTCTCGTTGCATTAAAAAAGGCACCGTACCCTTTCGGATGCGATGCCGTTGTTTTTGGACCGGAGCCCTGCGATGAACAGGGCCTCAACTATGGAATAGTTGCGTGCTGCCTACACCAGCTCCGGATATTATATTAAAGCGCCCCATACCAAAGAGACTCATTTGCTGGTAGCCATCATCCGGCTTCGTCTGCACTTCGGGCTTCTTACTTGCTGTCGCCACTTTCTTTCCCTTCGGGGGATTTGGGTCTGGAAGTTCTTCTATAATCTCTCCGGTGTTCTCCACCCACCACTCAGCAAAAACAGTTCTGTGACACCAATCTTCCGGGATTCTTACATCCTCGTAGCACAGAAGAACCAAATCCTTTCCCTGGGCCGCTGCGTCACGTTCCATCTTCATAACCATGCTGATGATTCTGTCCTTGCCTATGCCGTTCAGCTTCTCGTAATAGGCTTTCTTGAAATCTTCCAGGTCCATTCTCAGCATATAACCTTTCGGTGCCAGTGAGTAACACTGGTTCTCCAGTCTGTACGCCAGTTTGAATTTCGGCGTCCCGATGCTGATTCCTACGCAATAATATTTGCCATCTGCAAGCTCTTTGTTGCTATATCTACTCGTATAAATTCCCATTGTCTGTCTGCTCCTTTTCCCTTGAAAAACCGTTGTTTTCCATACTTTAATTATACCAGATTACCTACCTAAGTACAGGGAATACAAGCTGTTTACCGTTTTTTAAGAATCCATTCCTCCGGCTTTGCGGTCCGGAGACCGCTCAGCCATCAGAGAAGGAAAAGTCGATTCACAGTGCTCCATTTTTATGGTGTGACATATGGGCTTTTGGCACTTACTACGTTACCACAGGTATTTTACCCTCGTCAATTCCATATTTTCTACTGTTTTTGAACCCAGTTTTCTCACACACCCAACAGGTACACAGCTATGATCTTGCAGGCGTTCCCGATGTCCTTATAGACAGTCTTCTCACTCACGCATTCCTCACTTGCAATCTGAGCAACCGTCTTTTCTTCCTCCGCTATGTAGTATTCGTACACTTCCCTGTAACACCGCATAGCTTCTGGCTTTTTCGATGTTTCGCACTCCTCCCGGTACGTCTCAATCGCACGCTCTATCCGGTTGATGTAATACATATTCTCCGCCCTGCGTTTTTCTTCTTTCTCTACTACGCTTTCCTGGCTATTGATATGTGCCGAACCCATCAAATCTCTTAGGAACGCCCATCGTTTTTCTACTTTCTCGCCTTCCGTAAATTCTTCATTTTCCGGGATTTCCCTTTTCAGTCTACGGTAGTCTGATAACAATTTCTTGGTTCTTTTTACCTTATCAGCGTTACTCTGCTCACGTTTTTCGGTCTTTTTTCGCTCTTCTCTGCACATTTTGACCGCTTCTCTCGCAGATATTTCCGCTATCTGTGTCAGTTCTCTCCCTGTTACCTGGTAGATTCTGTTTCCCTCCAGACTCTCCGTTTCCACAGGTACGATTGCTAACAGTTCCTGCTCACTCTGCCTTTCCATATACCGCCATACCTCCTTGACTTTTCTTGCTCTGCTCCATATAATGAATCTATCTACGAACATTTGAGGAGCTGCCATGGGGATATGGCGGCTTTTCTTTTTAACTTAAAATCTGTAACCCAAGTGCCACATAACCTTCCTGTAATCCGATAAAGTCTCTGAGAACATATCTTACTACCGCTCCGATTTCTCTTCCGCTGTATTTGATGTTATCCCATTCTTTCAGAATCAGTACATCTCCCACCTGGAAGTTTCTGTCATTCTTCCGGATTTCAAACGGTTTATTGCCCTCTATCGTCTCCTGGAAGTATTTCGGGTATGTCTTCAACTCATGCGTCATGCTCTACCTCCGATACTTCTTGCATGAAGCGAAGTGTGAAATATATCCTGCTCCATCTCCACGCTCGCCTACCAGGATTCTTCCTGTCACTACTTCTCCGTCCGGCGTGACGATCTTCTCTTTCCCGGTGCTGTCCTTCTTGTAATTATGCAGTGCCATGTCTACCGGCATATTCTTTCCGGACTTCATCCGCACCCACAGGATTCTTCTGCCACACTGACGGCACGTTCCTTCGCTTGCCTTGTTGATCACAGCCGCACCTTCTTTCCCATTCCTGCCGTTCCGTATCTCAAAGCCTCATTCAGAACCGCAACCATCTCTGTAATGCTTACTGCTATTGCCTGGTTCCGGTTCCTGTCATTGATACTTACCATGCCGGTCTGCAAACTTGCCTTGATTCCGACATCCGCTACTTTCTGATGCAGGATTCTCTTCTCTTTCTGAAATGCTCCTGTTTCTTTGAACTTCGTGTATGTGCCCTTCGTCTCAGCGTACACTCCATCCAACGGTCCTTCCTTCGGATCTGTAACATGCCCTATGATAAAATCACTCATATCATTCCTCCTTTGCTCTACTGCTGTGTCTCTACTTTCTCCTGCAAATACCCTTCCAGGGTCATTTGTCCTATCTGTTCCCAAGTTCTTGTAGAAATTCCGCATCTATTCAAAGCATCTTCGTATGCAACGCCATGGTTCTTTATCTTCAAGCACCCTTCGCACATCCTTCTGTGTTTATCGTTATCTGATGCCATGAGCCTCTGGAATCTGTTTGGCTCCGGCTCTAAGTGGCATCCGAATCCGCATACGATACATCCGGTTCTCTGTTCTCCTGTAAGAATCCAGTTCCCCTGCTCATCCTGCTTCGCTTCTCCATATACGCTGCATATAGGAATCTCATTCTCTGCAACATATCGTATGATTTCTCCTTTCGGCCAAAATCCTAAAGGCTGGCTTTTAATCGTGCGTCCATCATACACATTGCACCCTGTATGGTTGTATTGGTTTTCTCTACGAAAGCTCTCGTCCTGAGTTATTCCGATAAACGGCTGTCTGCCAGTTCTCTTAACATATTCTTTGAACGGCTGCTTCTTCATTACTTCGCAACAATATTCTGAAATATCTGCTGGCATTTTTTCAGTATTTATCGCCCATTGCCATTTCTTTGCCAGCATACCGAACTTTCCTCTCTCATCTCCGTTGAGCAGGTAATTTCTGTATCTATCGCTAAGTCTTCCATGCCGCAGCTTTCTTATTTTCCCTGCTGTGTCTTTGCTCGTAATTGGAAACCCTTTATTTTCACACACCCACTTAAAACTGTGTTTCGGATGAAGCGTTTCCTTCTCAATATCCAATTCCGGAAACTTTTCTCTCAGCCATTGCGTGTAAAATTCTACAAATTCTCTGATTTCCGGGTACTCCGTCCCTGTATCCACATATACCAGTGGGATTTTCCCGTCAAGTCCGTATTTCCTATATGCCTGGCACACAATATAAGCCAGAACCGTACTATCGAGACCGCCGGAAAACGATACATAAACAGCTCCGTTCCAATATGTGTGCCATTCATACACTCGGTACATCGAGAAGTTGGGTTTCATTTCGTATGGCTGATACTTCATGCTTTTGAAACTGCTTTTCGGAAATTTCAATGTTTCTTCCAGCAAGTACGCCATTGTTCCTATTCTTCTCCTCTCATTTCCTTCTCAACCTCTGCTCCACACCGGCAACAGATATTCTGAATCGGCTCGCCCAGTTCTCCTCTGAAAATCTGGATGTTATCCATGGAGATCACCGCCGTGCACATCGGGTCATAATGCTCTGCCAGGAAATGCTTGATAGGTTCCGCCGCTACCTCGAACTCCTTCATCAGCTTTTCAGCTTTTTCCTTCTCTTCCTCTTCCGGATGCAGAAGTCTCTCATAATCCGTCCAGCGTTCATCAATGTATCTTCTCTCCAACAGTTTTCTCTTTCCATCTTCCTCGATAACAACCTGGGTTCCTTCCACCGCCAGGATTCTTACCGGCTCGTCCATGTACTTTTCTCTATCAAAAATCGGTACAGGAACCATGAAATCTAAGCGAAACGCACGTTCCATTTCCCATGGCATTACCTCACGCACCTTATCTGTTCTGATTGCCATTCTTCCTACCAAGTCTCTTAAATTCATTTACTCTTCCTCCTCTGGTTCATCATATCCATACTCATCATCTTCGGTGTCGGTTTCGTCTTCCTCAAAGCCACTTGTAATCTCTGTACCGTCCCCTGCACCGTCTAAATCGGTTTCATCAGTAAATTGTGTATCTTCCGGGTTATTGCCCGTAGAATCGTCATATACGTTCTCATCTGCATCCTCGTATTCTTCCACCGGGCCAGGAAGTGCATGTTCATCTGCTACCTCTCCCGGAAGTTCCGGGTGTTCGATATACTCCGGACCAATATCCGGCTCGATTCCTGCCGGTCCCGGCTCCGTCACATCTCTGTAGTCTGCATCGAAAATGCTTCTCTGTGTAGTATCAGCAACCGGTCTCATCTCGTACTCCCCGGTCTCCTCATTCAAGAACAGCTCCATCTCAGTGTCCAAATTGCCCTTTTTCATATCCTCAACCTTCATCTGGCTTGTTACCTTGTGACTGAACTTCGGCTTCGCAATCTCTCTGCTCTCTCCAGGAATGTTCGGATTGTAGTTCGGCACGTACTCTCTCTCGAGCGACACATCAAGTTTCAGCGTCAGCGTTCCCTCCTGGCATTCCTTTTCCTGCATATTACCGAGCAGTCGCTGTAAGACAAAATTCATATCTCTCTTCATGTCATTAAAGGTATCGCCATCAAAATTCAATTCCTTCACAAAATCACTCATTCTACTTACCCGCCTTTCCGAACTGGATATTATGTTCTTTCATGTACTCCTGCAAATCCTTCAACTGCTGGAGCGTGCCAATCGCATAGAAGGTTGCCTTATATTTCTTTTCCTCCGGAAGAGCTTCTTTTTCAGCCGGCTTTTCTGCCGGTTCCTCACTCTGTACATCCGCCGTCTTATCCGGAACCGGTGCGTTGTAGCCAGATTCCGAAGCTCTTTCCTCCTGGGCCTGCTGTTCTGCCAGTGCCTTTTCTCTCTCCGCACGTTCCGCAGCATTTTTTTCTGCCTCCTGGCGTCTACGTTCCTCCGCTTCTTTGGCTCTGGCTTCTGCTTCGGCTCTCTGGCGTTCCTCTTCCTCGGCTTTTCTCTTACGGTCTGCCTCCATCTGCTCTTCAAACTTAATCAGACGAGCGTTCTCAGCCATAGCCTGGGACATATCAAGCGTTCTCACGTATACGTCCTTCGCATTCAGCTTATACTTGCTATCCAGTGCGTCAATGGCCGCCAGGTCACTCTTTACTCTCTGAATCTTTTCCTGGATTTCGGTTGCTGCCTTACTTTCCTTGAAGCTCACATTCAGATACTGTGTCTCAAACACTCGCTCAAAAGGAAGTACCTCTGCCAATTCTCCGATTGTCTCAGCATATACATCCTGCAATCTGGCTTTCTTCTCCTCTTTTACGCCGTTCTCATATTCCTTTACCTGCCCGTCAATGATGCTGATCTGCTCCTTGATGAGTACCGTTACATCCTTCAAGTCATTCTCGAATACCTCATACGGCTCCATGCACTTTTTCTTGACAAGTTTTCTTCTGTCCTCGATCTCATTGAGCAATTTTCTAAGGGCGGCTCTGTCATTCTTCGCATCCGATACCGTATCTTCCGTATACACCAAGCCCTGGTATGCTTCCACGATACTTCTGACATTCGCCTCCAGCTCCGCTTTGTTCCAGTCAATCTTCTGCAAGAATCCGTCTTCCGTTGGATTCACGAGTCTTATTTCCATTTTTTCATCCACTGTGAATTTCCTCCTATTCTTCCTTCGACAAATTTATAATCGTCACTTCTACTCTCGGATTCTCCGAGTAGAACTTCCGGCACTGGCAGTCAACAATTTGCGTATCATCGTAATATGCCAGATTGTTGAGGCTGTCAGCGATAACCTTTACTACGTTATCCATATCCGGCTTCTTAGTCGGACGTATCTCTCCGGCCAGCATCGCCGCTCTTTTTTTCTTCGATGCCGACTTAGGAATCCGGTAATACGCCTTAATCCTCATATCCAACATCGCCTCTTTCGGAAAACTCTCTGTCCCGTAGGCTGTCTGCCATTCCAGCTTTACCAGATTTTCATAGGATACCGTATCTTTCGGGGTTATGGCATGGCCGGTCTTCGTATTGAATCTCGGTCTGCCTTTTCCTTTCGGCTCCCCGTACACCGTAAACTTCGCTTTTTTCATGTCCGCCTCCTACTGACTTCCCAGGTTGCTTTCTTCAAGCATGGCCTGGATGCAGTACCAGCTACTCTTCTTTCCTTCTCTTGCAACCTTGATATGCCGGGTTGTATAACCATTCATTACCAAGATTCCTGCAATAGTCCGTCTGTCCTCCGCACTGAAAATTCTCAGCGTGGCATCCGGCTCAAACTGCTCATCTGCTGTCTGCATACCGAACAGCTTTGCCGGGTGGATTTCCAGGGTTTCTGCAATTTTGATGAGGGAAGATACCGGAATGTCTACTCTGCCTTTTTCATAATCCGCTACCGCCGACTGGCTCTTACCGATTGCTTTTCCCAGCTCCTCCATCGTCATATCCTTTTCTGTCCTGCAACTCCGGATATTCGCTCCAATCTCTGCCATATCCATATGTCACTTCACCTCCATATCACACCTTCCCCTGCAAGTTCCGCATGACCTGTTGGAACTTCGCCCTCGTTTCCTCAGACATTCCAGGTTCCGGTTCTGTTTTTTCTTCTGCCTGCTTCTTAGCTTCGAGCGCAGGCTGCTCTTTCTTTTCCAACTCCAGCGCATTGCCTCTCATGCTGGCAATCAGCAACCGGATTGATTCCGGCAGTTTTTTCTCTTCGCTGATTCTCTGCACTGTTGTCCTGTAATTCCGGATAAAATGAGACTGTTCTACCGTCTCAACCCTTTCAGAATCCATCAACGCCCACTCTTTCAGATTTGCCGCACTTCCTACGGCTCTCTGGCAAGCCTCCGGTAGTTTCTCAAATTCTTCCACTGAATGATACCCGGAATTTCTGACCGCCTTTCTTACCAAAGACCATGCCTCCAACTCACTCATGCTGCTATCCACGCTCTCAACAATCTGCGTTGCCTTTTCTCTGATGTCTGCTATCGTTGGTGGAAACTTCTCTGTCAGCATATACTTCTGGATTGCTACGTTGGCCTGCTGATACGGAATATCTTTCAGCAACTCAAACCATACATTGAAGGCATCCTGGTCTGGAATGAATGTCGGCTGTGCGTATACAGCTTTCATTCCCTTAACAAGCGTTTTGAACTCCTCTCTTGTCATTACCAGTTATCTACCTCACTCACTCTGTTCTGAATCCTGTCCCCGGCTGGTCTCTGCGGAATCTGCGTCATTTTATCCCAGATAATGCCTTTCCAGTTATTTGACATACACTCCTCAATCAAATCACACACCCGGCCTTCTCCAAATTCTGCTACTTTCTTTTCTACCTGCCGGAGAAGGGATTTCATTCCCTGCTCTTTGTAACCTTCCTTGCGTTCAATCTTGTATGTACACCATTCACACATCTTTTCTCTGATTTCGCCGCCAAGTGCATAATCTGGAACCAGACGCTCATAGAGCTGCATCGTGTCTTCCTTCTTTGCGGTTGCCTTTTTCGGCTTCGGTGGTTTTTCTACTGGCGGTTTCTCCTGCTCCGGTTCCTGCATCTCTGGAATCAATGCCTCCGGCGTCTGGGAGCCGCTCAGTTTCTTCTCATCCTGGATGCGGCGATAATACTTCCTCTGCCGGTCCGCCTCTGTAGAACTCTGTCCGATGAAATTCTGAATGTCCATCATATAGATTGCACCGTTATCCAGTACCTCTACCAACTTCAACTGCTCAAAAATCTTCATCGCACGTTCTACCGTCCCTACCTGGTGCCTCGTAATCGTTGAGATCATCTCCAGACTGTACGGGATGTAGTCCTTGTACATCAACCGCCCTTCATTTTTCAGGCTCCGCAGGTACATCTTCATGAGTATGTCGCTGTACAAGTACCCGTCCTTCATTCCCTGGAGAAGCAGCATTTCATCAGAATCAAAGAAATCCTCTTTCAGTTTCAAATAGTAATATTTCTTATTGTCTGCCATCTACTCACCGCCTAAATTCCGGCTACCAGGTTCGTAATTGAAATCGGTCTCTTCAAAACCTTTGTATGCCTACAACAATCGCACATCTCGCATCTGTCCGGTTCAGCCTCTCCATTCTTCACTCTGAGGATTCTCGGCATATTCGTTTCTACCATGTGTTTCGCTTCATCGAGATAGTTCTGCGTCACTTGAATCACTTCGATGTTTGGCTCCTCTTCCTTCGTTCCGGCCGCAATGTAGAATGGCAGTCTCTCTCCAGTATTCTGGTACACAATTTCCTGGTATATTGCACCCTGGATATCGTAGCCCCAGTACCGCACAAAATCTAGATAACCGATGTCTTTTACCCACTCCAGCTTAGTGATCGATGCCATAACCTTAAGATCCGTAATGGCGATTCCTCTCACGAAGCTGTCAATTTTGATTTTCCATTCTGCCCCGAACAGCTCTCCAGTCATAATGACCTGTTTTTCTCCGCTCATATACTGCATGAACAGTGGGTCTCTCTCCATTCTGGCGATGATTCTCTCTGCTTGCTTATAATTTGCTTTCAACTCGCCTTTCTGAGTGAAGATTTCTGGATTCTCTTTCTTGAACTCTTCGAGCGTTCCTTCAAAGTAGGAATCCACGTAGGAACCCACCAGAAGCGGTGTGGTCTTTTTCTGCTCCCACCGTTCTTCCAGCTTCTCAACCGCCGAAAATTCACACGCCATCTTTCCGTATGTTCCTGCGAAATCCTTATACTGGGACACGCTCATGTACTCTTTGTTCGCTTCTTTGCTATAATAATTCTCTGCCGTCAAAACCATATGCCACTGCCTCCTACGCCTCTTCCAAAATCATTCCGTCAATAACCGGTTCTGCCTGCTTCTGGGCTTTTATCGCCGCAAATGCGTCTACCGGCTTATCATTCTCCGGCAGCAATGCCTGTCCTGTTGTTGCTCCTGGAAGGGACTGCTGATTGAATACCACGTCTCCACCGTCTTCGTAAGCTTTCTGCTGCTCTATATTGTCAAAGTCCAAATCAATCAACTTGCACAATCTTCTCAATACCGTTTTCTTGTACATCTCACCAGTGCTGCTTTTCCATGCCTGGCTGTCTTTTGCTTTAGAGTATGTGTTTCTGACATTTTCAATGTCTTCCGAACTCATCGTGTCATACATCATCGAACCATCTTCAAAAACCACAATAGCGAATGCTCCAATCATCTGTTCATTGGAAAACGGCTTCGGTCTGTACTGCACATTCTGTTTGCCTCCATCCACCTCTTCCATGAAGAAATCGCCCTGCCGTACTACTTTCGCAAAAATGTCTTTAATCTTATTTTTGCTGTACCGCTTGCACAATTTGATCTCGCCCTTATAATCGGTCTGAAAGCTGAGGTTTCCGCCATACGGGATGGCGTAACACTCGCCGTTGAAGAAGTCCAGTCCCAGGTACGCTGCTTTCGCTAAGCAAACCGGGATGGTTTCCGGATTGATTTTCTCCAACTGTGCTTTCTTCTTATCGTCCTTCATCATATCCTGGATCACTGTAATGCAATTCAGAATAAATCTCTGCTGATTAAACCCGGCCGGTAACGCTTCTTTGTTCTCGGTCAGTTTCTTCGTCAGTCCGGTTTTTATCGTGCCGTACCACTGTTCTACGGTCATCTGTCCCATATCCTACCTCCTATGCTTTTTCCAGGCTCTCACCCAGTAATTCAAATATTTCATCAATCGTCATGCTTTTTAAGCACTCCTCGCACACATAACTTCCGCAGCTCTCATAGAATCTGTCGCCCGGATAAATTCCTTCCAGACATTCCGAACAGATATGAACCTCTTTCGGTTCCGGAGCATTCGGACATCTCGGATGGCAAGGATTCTGTCCGCATATCTCACACATTATCTTCTTCCTCATCCGGCATCTCCAGAACGCCACTCACACTCTGTATCATTTCTGGAATCCACAGTCTTGCAAGTATCGCCGCCGGAAGAATCAAATACTCTCCTCCAAAAGCTACCCTGCCTCTCTGCTCACAAGCCATCACAATACAAAAGCACTGGAAAATTCCCGTGATGCTTATGTATTCTATCCAGCCCAGAACTTCTGCCATATCCACTGCGTAGATTCTGCTCAGTTTCTTCCACAGAACCCTGTGCATCCTACGTCTCATAGCTCTGCTTCTCATGCTGTCTGCCTCCGTTCAGTGAAAATTCCGATGTCGATCCCCTTGCTGGACTCAAATCTTTCTATCAGTTCCTCTTTGCTTTCGATTCCGTAATCTCTTTTCAGAATTTCAAGCATTTTTTGCACATCCATACTCACACCTTCTTCAAAAACTTCTCGCCTACGATTTTCAGTTCGCTGATGGACTCCGCAACTTCATCTAAAAAAGCCAGGATCTTTTTCAGCTCCGGCTTCTCCGTTTCGTCGATGATTCCATCTTCCGTAATGTCTACAAGTTCTTTTCTGATGCGGTTCAGCTCATCACAATCCAGTCTCTTCATCAGCCGAAGGGTTATCCCTTCCAGGCCTTTCGCCTCTGTTGCAACCGGAAGATAGCTGCATATCGGGCATTCATGCTTGCAATACCCAGTTTTCAGCTCCGGTGCATTATAGAGGTCCGCCATGAGAACCACCTTGTCTACCGGAACTACCTTCGTATTTCCAAGCTCATAGTCTGCGAGTGTCGAAACAGATATACCAAGCAGCTCCGCCGCACCTTCTCTGGAGTATAGCCTTTCGTTGTACATTGCCGCCTTTTTTCTGGCAACAAAATATACATTTTCATTGCTTTTCGTAGGGCCTCTTCCCATTTCTTCACACCATCTTTCCTGTTACAATTTAACTGTCCTTAGAGGAATCCTGTTTCCCTTGATATTCCTGGATTCCGAGTGCACCGCTTATCACTTTCATAACCGGCGGCGAATAGCATCTGCCACAGATAATTGCATTCAGATATTGTGTAGAGTAGCCAGTCTTCTCAGCAAGCTCCCCTGTGTTCATATCCAGGTCAATCATGGCTTTTCTTGCATCCATACACCAATCTCTGGTTGCATCTTTCATGGATGCTGATGCCTTTTCGATATTGAGAAGGTCACTGATTGCACTTGCAATCGAATCTGAGTAAATCCGGCCATTCACAACCCCGGACACCCTGGTTCTTGACTTGCCGATTCTCTCAGCTAAATCGTTGATAGACCAGCCATGTTCAATCAGACCCTTCTTAACTTCCTTGCCCCAGTCAGTGATATTGCCCTGCATTATGCTTTTCCTCCTTTCTGATGGATTTTTGCATATGTAGTTTACTTTCTCGAAGTAAAATGATACAATTTAACGGTACAAACATACACTACATACGCAATCACAAACTACTTATGCATTTTAGCACTTCCCATTTGCGAATCATTTGTAGCTTGTGATTGTATTGTAGCTCGAAAATTCGAATTTGTAAAGAGTTTTTCTTCGATTTCTCGAATTATTTTACGGAGGTGCTACATGGAAGCAATCGACAGAATCGAAACAGTTCTCGAACAGAGGGAACAAACGCCTTATGCACTGTGCAAATTTCTTGGCATTAACCAGTCTTCCTACTCTACCTGGAAGGCTCGAAACACTCTGCCGCCAGCTAAATACATCGCAGACATTGCCCGGTTTCTGCACGTCTCTACCGACTATATTCTGACCGGAAAAGAATCTGCTTACACTGACGTCCAGACTGAAACTTACACCGATGATGAGAAAGAGCTGCTGAGTATTTACAAGGCTCTGCCAACAGAAAAGCGTTATGAATTTAAAGGGGAAATGAAGGGCTACCTCAAAGCTCTTGAGGAAAGCAAGAAATACCTTGACGACGAAAAAAGATTATCCGTTTAGATTGGTATCGTCGTTTCAGATGATACCGGACAGGAGGGCTTATGGACTCAAAGAAATACTTTTTCCTGGCCAGGACCGAAGAACAACTGAATTGCGATGCTGCGGCTCTACTGCTCTATCTCTCTTCCTTCTGTTCTTCTCTGGAGGAAGGGCCTGCATCGCTGTCTGCCGGAACAATTAACAAAATAGCACACCTGCGGAAGAAACTCTCGCTTTCGGTTCGTGAGTTCTTGCCATTGGTCCATACCTATTCCGATACTCTGACAGACACCGACTGCCGCCGGGCGTTGGTCTTTGCTCTTGGCGGCAACATCCATGGCATAACCTCTCTCTGCGAAGGGAGGATTCCTGCATGGAGCAATTAACATCCAATAACAAATTTACTTTTCATGGGGAAGACACCGGCTTGTCAGTAGTAGATTTCTGGTCCTGGGCTTACAGTGATCTGCTCAACAACACAGACCGGGGCGTACTTGCAGAATACATAGTACACAGTGCGTTATTACCCCCCCCCGATTCGAAAATGCGAACTGATTGGCTCCCCTTTGATTTGACCAGTCCTACCGGACAGCGAATCGAAGTCAAATCCGCTTCTTATCTCCAATCCTGGGATGAAGCGTACCACGAGCATATACAGTTCAGCATAGCACCTCACAGAGCCTGGGACCCGAAAGCCGGATACTCTCCGGACATCAAGCGACATTCTGACCTCTACGTTTTCTGCCTCTACAAAGCACTGACGAAAGATGTCTCGCCGCTTGCCCTGGAATACTGGGAGTTCTATGTGTTGCCTACCTATGTGCTCAACGAGCAAAAGCCCAATCAGAAAAATATTTCTCTTAATTCACTGAAAGCTCTAAAACCTTACATAACGGATTTTGCCGGATTAAGGGATGTGATATTGAATTGCCCGATTAAAAGGGCGTAGAAATGAACATGCGCCGTTCTGTAATGGGACGGCGTATTTTTGGAGGAAAAATATGATTTCAAACAGTGCTGCCACTCACGCAAAAGTGGCTATCTACATACGAGTCTCTACCCTGCATCAGATTGACAGGGACTCTCTGCCTATGCAGCGTCAAGACTTGATTGCATACGCCAAGCTGATACTGAACACTGACGATGTGACAATCTTCGAGGATGCCGGGTACTCTGGCAAAAATACCATCCGACCAGAATTTCAGAAAATGATGTCTCAGCTTCGGACCGGCACGTACACTCATCTCCTGGTCTGGAAGATTGACCGAATCTCCAGAAACCTTCTGGACTTTGCCGAGATGTACCAGGAGCTTAAAGACCTGGGCGTTACCTTCGTCTCGAAAAACGAGCAGTTCGACACCAGTACGGCTATGGGAGAAGCGATGCTCAAAATTATCCTTGTCTTTGCGGAGCTGGAGCGTAACATGACTTCGGAACGTGTCACTGCCACTATGATTTCCAGAGCCAGCAACGGGCAGTGGAACGGCGGACGTATTCCTTACGGTTACGATTATGACCCGGAAGAACAGGATTTCAGCTTCAACTCCGATGAGTACAACATCGCCCATCTGATTCATGACAAATACGAAGAACTCCGCTCCCTGGTTTATCTGGCCCGGTATCTGAACGAACATGGCTACCGGACTCGTGCCGGTAATGACTGGTCCCCGGTCTCTCTGGATATTATTCTTCGCAGCGTATTCTACTGCGGCGATTACCAGTACAACCGCCTTAAGGAAGGGGACCGGCAGCGTCCTAAGGATAAATCCGAATGGATTACCGTGAAAGACCACCACCCGGCCATCGTAAGCCGAGAACAGAAAGAACGCATCCTTGCACTCCTGGAATCCAACCGCAGGCTCAAATCATTTCATAAGAGTGGCAAGAGCAAATACACACACATTTTCTCCGGCCTGCTCATCTGTGGAAATTGCGGTCAACCTATGACCAGTTCCATTTCCACCATAAAGAAGACTACTGGCAGACGCTATTCTCTCTACTTCTGCCCTACGCACAGGAAAAGCAAGCTGTGGTGTACCGGAAAATCTACCTCAGACCCAATCGTTGGCGAGTTCGTCTTCAACTACATTCTCAATATGCTCAACGCTCAAAAGGCGTTCTCTCCGGAAACGAGCATACAGGAACTGGAACAGCAGCTACTCTCCGGCGATACTTTCTCCCCGGTGGCCGCCATTGCCCCGGACGGATTACATGATCTGTTTCATACGCTCCGCACCGGAACCATCAAGGGAGAGGTCTTCGGAAAAGACGTCAAAATCAAAACAGGCTCCGAGCCGCCATTGCAGCTATCAAAACTCAAAAAGGAAAAAGTCCGTCTGGAAAGAGCTATTGACCGTCTGAACAAGCTGTTCCTCTATTCCGAAAAAGCCATGTCGGAATCCGAATACCTCACTCAGAAGATTCAGCTTTCGGACTCCCTGGAAGAAGTCGAAGACAAGCTGGCGTTCCTGGCATCGGAAGGCAGCCTGCAACAATCTATCACTGATGATGAATTTATCGCCAAGGCAAGCAACTTCATACTCTCCCAGAAACTCACTGACCGAAACTACATCAGCTTTCAGTCTCTGAGTGCTACCGTCTCTCCGGAGGTCCTTGATTCTTTTCTCAGCAGTATCATAGACAACATCGTTTTCAAAGACGGGGCCGTTAACTCTATCACATTCCGCAATGGATTGTCTCACACGTTCATCTACAGAGAAAAGCCAGAGGTTTAATCGCCCCTGGCTTTCTTCATATCTCCATATTCCGTTGTATCGCTATTTTGTAGTGAATCGCTCTACAAAATCATCATTGCATCCCCTATGTGTCGGGTTCGCTTTAATATCTTTCTTTTATAAGCATATTTATCATTTTACCATAGGCTGTCAAGATTAACAATCGTTACATCATAGGTCATTGGAACTATTTGCACTGTTCTAAAATACCTTTGATTTCCTGTAACTTGACAGCTCCGATTCCTTTAATCGTTCCGATTTTCTCCAGAATCTTGTCTGTGTCGATTGCTGGAGCTGCTTTCTTTCCCTGATTAAAGCCCTCACTTCTGGCTTTCTCCACTCTGTCCTCGACATAGTGTACCAGTTGCTCGTCTGTCATCTTTCGCATTTTGACAGCTTTATCATGTATTTTGTTCTCGTCCTCTGTCCTGCGGCAGCTTCTCGTTTTTCCCATAGCTTAGTCCTCCTCGTCTTTGATATTCTCCAGCATGGTAATAGCTTTTCTCATTGCAATGTGCAGCTTAGTGGTATCGTACTGACTTTCGTTATATGTTTCATAATCTCTCGGGGAACACACATAGTCCTGCGGAAGCCAACCTCTTTTTATGTGTTCCAGAGTTTCTATAACATCTGATTTACTCATACTGTCAAGAGCTTCTATATCGTCCTTATCATATTCCGTCACTGTATATGTCTTAGGCATTTTTCTTCCTCCTGTAATTCTGAATTGTCTAATTCGTTGCCGATAACTTCACAATCTTCCGAAAATCCATTCAAATCAGAAAATGTAAAATAACTGTCGTGATAACAAATGTTTCTGCTTAATGCCCAGCAATGATTTGTAGTGTCAAAAAACACCTTGTATTCGCCATTTACAGTCGAAATAAAACCGCCTATTTTTACAATATCGTTCTCCCAAATCAGCTTGCCATTCTTGTCCTTTAAGCCTGTGCATTGGCAGAGAGTCTTAGAATCGCACGCCCATTTACTTCTGTCTTTTTCCTCTATTGCACATCTATCTCCTTGTAGTGCTATAAGTAATCCGGTACGCCATATAGAGTTGCAATCTTTTGCTTTGAATAAATATCTTTCCATATCTCCTCACTTTCTGCTGCGGCAGCTTCTTGTTTTTCCCATAGTCACGCCTCCTGTATTTTCTTGATGTGCAGCACATAATATTTAACACCCGGCTCTGCTCCCCATTCCGGGTTGCCGGTTCCTTTTGTAAGTGTGCATGTTGCTTTCGCCTGTCTGGAGCTTCTGGAATATCCGTTCCTGAATATAATTTCCTTTTCAGGCGGTGTTGTGTCGCCTACTCCGTCTATGCCTCGAAATAGCCACTGGCACCCGAACACACTTTCAAACCTTGAATCGTAGTACGGTTTTATTTCCCGGTATTCTTCCGTCTTTTCTCCAGACAAAATCATGTCATACCATTTTTTCTTAATCGGCAGTACCAGCATCTTCATCATCTCCTTTATCCTGTTTGCCAGATAATTTATTTATATCGTCTGTCGGGCAGAAAAACCACATCATTATCAGCAGTGCAATCCACATTGAACCATAGTTGAATCTGCTTATATTCCCTCGTATTAAAATCATAAGTCCACATATAAACCATGGCAAACAATTCCAGTGCTTGTAATAATATGCTTTCAGCCGGTTCCTGATTTTTCTCATGCGTCGCTCCTATTCCTCCCAGAACTGTTCTGCTTTGAATCTATCGCCCATATCCATGAAATAATCAAACAGAAATTCTCTCTGCTTCTTTGTTAGCTCTTTTATGTTTGTGACAATATAGCCGCCGGTTCCAGACGGATTGTGTATCAGGCAATAGCCTTTTACCTGTGCCAGAAAATCACGATACAATCTCATTTCTCCTGTACCCAGATTTTCTTTTCTCCATGCTCTGTATTCTGTTTCAAAGCCTTTCTTCTCGCAGATTTCCTCTGCTGATTCTTCATGCTCTCCGAACGGACTTTCTGTAAATTCTCCGGTTGGAGATAGCCAGCCGAACTCCTTTTCTTCAACTTCTTTAGGTTTCTTATCGGTTCCCGGCAAGATTCCATTGTTGAGATTTTCCATGTGTTTTCGCAGTTTGTCTGTATCAATTTCACGACTGGTTATCTCCTCATAATTAAGGGGCTTGCCGTCCTTTCCGTCTTTCAGCATTACCATACGGCAGGTTCCCCACTCCATTTCAGCAAATCCCAAATTGAAGCACTCCATGACATAAAACAGTCCAATCTTAATTTCAGGATTTCTTATTATCTCCACCATGTCTATAAAATTCTTGTCTGCCAGTGCCTCCCATACCAGATGAAAATAGTAAACGATATTCTTCTCAAATGATTCGCACCTGCCACCAGAGTTGATATTTACCGTAGTGTCGCAGTAATCATTCTTGCAGTGGTGTTTACATTCTGTGTTTTTGCATTTTACTTTTCTTGCCATAGTCGCCTCCTACTTCTCCGGGAATTGATACACGATATTCTTTCTGTATGTCGCCGGTCTTTGTGCTTGTGCCGACTGATCGAAAAATTCATTTGTGTAACATTCTTCCTCGTATGCTCCGCAGAAATCTTTCAAGACCGCCAGACACCTTTCCTTGCTGTCATACTCTGCGATTTCTTCAAGGCAGCCGTCGGAAATGCAGATTGTGTGTCTGACGGTTTCCTGCTTGCCTTTCTTGCTAATGTCCTCGTTATACTCCAGTGCGTTGAAAGCTCTCCCGAACCACAACACCCTCTCTTTGTTCTGTGATACTATAATCATTCTGATTCCTCCTTTAGCATGGACCGCCCTCTGCCCCATGAAACGCTCCGGCAGGGTATAGCCAGTCCCCTTTTACATAAATATCATCTGTTGTGAACTCTCCTGTAATAAGGCTCCTGATAGCTTCTTTGTCGCCATGATATACGCAGGATTCCGTATCTCCGACAAATTCATCAAGATTGTATTTGTTATCAAGCGTGAATCCCAAAATATTTTCATCATTTCGCAGTGCTTCAAAATCCTCTGGGTATAATTCCCTGATTCCAGCAAACAGCTTTGGTGTTGAGAAAATGCACATAGCACAACTGCACCGATTCCAGCCAGCTCTATAACATGGGTGTGGATTTACCTTGTGCCGCTTCAAAACCTCCCGGACATCTTTCTCCGAATAGTCTATTACCGGTCGCCACTGGTGGACTGTCCGTTTCAGTTTCTTTTCAGCATTGGTTCTGTGTATCTCAATCTCATTATATTTTGACCTGCCGGAAGATTCGCCCCTGCGTTCTCCAGACACAACCAGTATCTTTACGCCTTGTCTCGTCTTTTCAAGGTTTGCTGTCACACTATCCTGAACAGCTGCTTTTAGGTTTCCACTACACCAGCGTCCCTGATGTGTTCCGCCCTTTGCAGGGAACTTGTGACGCTTGCCTCCGATTTCTTCCAGTTTATTCAGCGAATCCATGTTTGCCATGACGCTATCCGCAACCATTATTTTCAGGTATGCACTACACCACCTTGTACGCAAGTCCGCTGTCTTTGCTGGAAACTTCTGTCTGCAACCGTACTCTTTTAGTTTCTCCTCCATGTCGTCTATGGAGCTTTCCTTTATCGCTTTGCACTCCAGATATTTCTTGGACGGCTTGCATTGTATGATTTCGCCAGTGTCCGGCTCGCACCATTCAACCGGTTCGCTGGTTCCTATCCGGTACAACTCCCCGAAAAATCCGTTTACTCTCCATGATAACCGGAGCGGTACATTTTCAGCCTCCGCAAATGCTTTCACATAATTCTGGGTACACCGCCAGTCCATTCTTCGGCTTGGGTGTCCTCCATCTATATCATGGTGCCAGAACTCTATCCGCTCTTTAGGAACTCCCATCTCCAGCAATTTGTAGTAGCAAGCTATGCTGTCCTTTCCTCCAGATAACAGTATTGCTATGAGGTCGTATTCTTCCAGAGGTAGTAAACTGTCAAGGTATATGCTCTTGAAATGCTCGGTGTCTTGTCGTCCCGGAACTCTTGGCTTGATTCTTGCACCCATTCCATAAATAGGAGTGTCCGGTTTTCCATGAACGACCGGAGTATCTTTCGTGCAATCAGAATCTTTTATATATTCCTCCGGGAATAAATTCATCTGTCCTTTCATTTTCGCCTCCTGATAAATGCAAAGCTCCGCTTTTATACGGAGCCTTGCGGTTGTAGCGGCATAAAGCCGCTGATTGTCTGATTATGAGATTTTGGAAATCTGGAAGCAGACCGGCACACGAAGCGAATTAGACGCATGCCAGTAGCTGGCACGCCCATAGCTGTGCACAAGGCACGCAATCGTCGAACCGCCGCCCCTGACAGAAGCCAACCAATGCACTCTTGTATCTCCGTCCTCGTCCACTCTGATTCTGTTTCTTGCGTCCTTGTAATAATCAAGCTGCTTATACAGTCCCTTATCTCCGTAGCAGCTATCCTCGTCGAATACCTCTGACGCAGCCGGTAAGAACAGTTTTGTTGTGTATGTACCGCAGTTGCCGTCTTTGTCTTTCCACTCTCTGTCTACATCACTGATAACTGCCTGTAAGTCCTCCGGCAGCAATCCCCAGATTGTAGAATCAATGTAACCTCTGATGTCAGAATCAGGATAACCGCCCTTGTTGGTGTCCTGTTCGTTCCATTCAACTTCTCCACCGATAAAGTTTCTGGTTTCAAATCTCACATACTGGTCCGTCACATCTGTTACCACAAACTCTGCCGGTGTGCCGTCTGTAAGCTCGCAGGAAACGGTTGCTCCAACCTCTACCGGGATAATGCCTTTCTTAATCTTCTCTGCCAGTTCCTCCCAGTTCATCTTGCGGTGCTGTTTTACAGTTCTGATAAAGTCAATGCTGCCCTCCTGCTTGTCCTCTGCTTCTGTTGCCGGTTCCTCGCTGTCGCAACTGCACTTGCAATTCATGTGTTCCGGGAACGGTCTTAATCTCTCTACCGGAATAGCCGTTACTCCTATCTGGATTCCTTTGTGGTTCTCGGCGTATTCAAGGAACGCCTCACGCTCTCTCTGGATAAGGTCATCTTTACCGACAACCTCCATGCTGATACCTCTTGTTTTGATTTTGAGTTTGCTCATTTTGTTTTCCTCCTGAAATTTGATTGTGATATATTTAGGTCCGGCGGCTTTATACCACCGGAGTACCTACTGCGTGATGTTCTCTGTTTCTCCAGCAAAGCAGTTGCCGCAATACCGGTAGAACATAGCTCCGTCATTTTTGCCTACTGTTTCAAATGTGGCGTATGTCGCCTGATACTTCCCTGTTTTCTGATTCATCATGTGGCTGTGCGGTTCGCCTACCTGCAACAACGACTGTGTGAGTGTCCTCGGCGGTAGAATATTCAGAAAATAATCGTAGACATCTTCGCCTACAATATCGCCCGGCTTGCAGTATGCTCCCAAGTCTGTATTTTCTCTGCTATGCTCGTCTGCGTACTTTTCCCAGCCCTTGATTGTCTTGATTTCCGTATTTGTCGTTAAATTCATCTTCCCAACGCTTCCTTTCGCAAATTGTGATAATGTCTGGTACATGGTGTCCATTCAGAACATTCAGGGCTTGCAGCTCTGTTATTCCGCACCGATTCTGTAATTCAATCCGTAGCTCTCGCCGCTCCCTGATGTCCTGATTGCCATAATCTGGCAGGGCTTTCAACCGCTTCTGGTACTCATATACAATTTGCCTTGTCAAAAGCTCTGCCATGACTGATACCTCCTATGCTGTTTCCTCCAGCTTTTCCAGTTCTTTGATAACTCTGCTTAATGCGTACTTGGCATTTGCTGTAAGCTGTCTCTGCCAGCAGCCGTTTTTCGGCGACCACTTGAATCCGTTACCTTTCAGAATATCTCTGACCTTATCCTCCGGCTTGCCCTCAAAGAAAAGTTGCAAACGCATGATGTCCGCATTCTCTACCACCTTGCAGAACTTGTTTTCTGCTTCCTGATTGCCCTTTTCCTTTGCGGCTCTCAAACTGTTTAAGCGGCTCTCAATCCTCTTGATATTGGCGTTGTTGTTCTGGAGTGCGTATGACGGATAGCCGATTCTTCCGCAGAAATCCGGTTCCCTGAAATTCTTAATCTGGTCGTCAGAGTAGCCCATATCCTTTAACTGCTCGTCGCCTTTGGCTGTATCTTTCAGCTTTACCGCCTTATTGACCGCTTTCATCATTTCCTGATTTTCTTTCAGGCTCTCCAGCTTTTCTTCCAGAAGTTCGATTGCCTGTGCGTCCCCGGATAAAATCGGCTGTTCCATTGTCAGCAGATGTTCTATCTTTGTGGCGTAGTTCTCCAGATACTTCCAATCGTTCATCAGGGTTTCTCTGCGGCTGTTCTGCTTTTCCTTTTTTCTTACCGGAAAATTACCGGCTCCGGAAATCAGGATTGACGGACAGCTTGCTTCGTTTCTGTAATAGGCATTGAAATACTCTGCCAGCTTGCGGCTGTATCTCTCTGCCATGTGCTGTGCTTTTTCTGCAAGGTTCGGTTTCTTCTCCTTGATTTTCTCTACTGTGTCATAAACTCTGTTTACCATGTTCTGGTACTCTGATGTAGCACTTCCGGCTACATATCCGCTCATTGAATTAGCTTCTTTTGCGGCTCTTGCTGTAAGCTCGTTGATTGTGAAAAACAGTCTTTCCATTGTGATTCCTCCTGTGATTTGAATATCTATGCTTTCTCACTGGTTGCCCTCCAGTGGTAGCAGCTTTGGTTCTTTTCTCTGTGCTTCCCTGATGATTGTGTCCCGGAACTCTCTAAGCGTCCGGTTCTCTTTCCAGAGGTCGCTATTTTCTTTTCTGGCTTCTCCCAGAGATTCAATCAACTTTCCTCTTTCCTCCACCAGTGAGTACAGAATGTCGATTGCTTCCGTTCCCCATACCTCGTAGATATAGGCGATTTGCTGTGTGCCTATGATTGCTTTCGTATTCATAAGCACCAGCTCCGCTTTGCGGTATTCTTCATCTGTTACCATGTGTCCTACCGCCTGTTCAAATTCAAGCCGGTACATTGCTGCACCCCTTTACTACATGAGCGATTATCATAACCAGTATAACTGCCTCAACCGCTCCCTCCGGGAACTGAAACTCTGCCAGCACATTTCCTTTGCCGTCGGTCTTTTTGACCGTTCCCAGAGTTCCAATGTCCTCAACCTTAATCGTATCTCCAGCGTGTACTCTCATACTCTCAACTCCTTATCCTAAAAATTCCTCGAACCGCTTCATATCCAGCGATTCCATTCTGTCAAACAGTAAATCCATAATCGGGCTTCCTGACGGTAACTGGTTGAAAACCTCGATACATTCATCAAATGATAACTTCTGAACCAGTGCTTTTGCTCTCTCCATACGATTACCTCCACGAACTGTAAGCCAGTACGCTTGCCTCGTCAAAATCCATTCCGCTTGCCAGTAAATCGTTGCAATCCTTTTTGGCTTCTTTGTGATTTTTGATGAAGTCGTAAACCTCATTCATTGATACGCCCATTTCCTTTGCTTTCGCCTCTGCTCTTGTCATATCGCCGCTCCTCCTTGTGAGTTATATTTTTGTGTTCCTTTATTATGTTATAATTATAACGCACTAATCGGCGTTTGTCAATAACTTTATTGCACTTTTCGGCGTTTTAAGGGTAAAAAAATATAAATGCGGCAACATTTACTTCTTTTTCAGCGTTAGTTCATATCCCAGCTTATCAAGAACTGCTTGCAGAATATTTAGCCTGATTTCCTCTGGCTTGCGTGTGATATACTGACTTAATGACTGTCTGCTCATTCCAAGTTCTGACGCTATCTGTGTGTGCGTCTTGCCTGATTCATCAATCAGGGCTTTCAGTGTTTCTTCAACCTTAATCATCAGAATTTACCTCCTCTCCCATGATTCCGCACTCTGCCAGCTCCTCTGCTGTGATTCCGGTTTCTTTCATCAGGAACTCTGCGAACTCCTGATTGTAAATATCCTGTCTGGCTTCTCTGATGACCTCTGCCATGTTTGCAATCAGTGTCTTTGCTCTGGCTGTTGTCATTTCTGCCTTTCCTTGTACCGTCATGCGTAACGCACATTCAGTACACATTTTCCCTGAAAACATATCCTCTGTGAATCCGGGTGGCAACTGTCTATCCCAGCACTCGGCACCGCACTTCGGACAGGTACTCTTTTTCCATGTGTCATTCGCTGGATATGGGATATTTTTAACCAGTGGCAACATCAGATAACCACCTCTGTCAGTCATCTTTCTTGGCTCTATCTTAATATTCATCAGTACACCTCCTCGAATCCAATCAAATCATACTGTAACGGCTCTCCGTCATCATCAAATGAGCATGGCTCTAAAATCTCTTTTACCTCAAATTCTGGCTCGTCAGAATCTTTCCACCATGCCGTCATTGTCTCTCCATTGCTGGTGCCTCTGTCTACGCAGATACATCTTCCGTCCTCCAGCTCGTAAACTCCTACCAGCCAATGTCCCTCCAGATGTCCTAAATCTCTTTTAATCTTCATATCATTTTCCTCCTAATCTCCTACATAATAGCTGCTGTACCAGAATCCACCGTTTTCATCTCTCCAGATTGTAATATCGTGAAATGGTTCAAACAAAACGCCTAAACAGGTCATTCCTGTGGTTGGTCCTTTCAGCTCTGCGGCTTTGCAATATGCAGCTCTCAATTCGTCTGTTGTAACATTTTCTCTTTCCGGTTCCTGTATATCGCCATTAAAAACCTCGTCCAGAACTTTGCTTATCTCATCCATGCTTGCCTCCTTATGCGTAATAGCAGGTCAGATTCCATGCGTCGCCCTGCTCATAGTAAACGCCGTACTTTTCAAAAATCTTATTGAATCGCCGTACCAGACCGCCCAATGCGTAGCCGTTTATCATGTGATACACCGGTCCCTCGAAGCTCATACTCAAAATGTGGTCGTCTGCCACATACTCAAAATAATCTCTCGGATTCTGGTTATTCTCAACGAACAGCTTCTCCGGGTCGTTGTAATAATATTTCTTCGTCTCCGGGTCTCTGGTTGTGAATCTCTTGCCGTTAAAATAAATGTCCGTATCCTGCCAGATTCCATGCTCCAGCAGGAACGCTCTGATTTCAACCGCCATTTTCTCAATCCGTTCCTCTGTCAATCTTTTTGCCATGTCGCACCTCCTAAAAATTGTAATCGTAGAACTCATGTCTGCCTTTGCTTAATGTCAAATTTCCGGGCTGTCCGTATCTCTGGAACTTATCCGACCAGTGAAATGTTCGTACCTCTCCTTTTTCGTCTGGTTCGTATGTGTAGCTCTGCTCGCTCTGATTCGTGCAGTGTGCAGCAAATCCTCCCGGAATAAATTCAGGTTTGAAATCAGGATTCAGTGTAGCTTTATCCCTGCGGACCGTTACAGTCTTTGCAGTTACTTTAATAACCGTTGCGGCGTGTCTGTCGCTCCAGAGGTTGATTGTTACACCGTCGCCAACCTTTACGGTGGCTGGCGTTAATGCAGTTCTATTAAAAATTGTGATTCTCTCAATGGCTCTCTGCTCTACCATGTCTGCAAGTTCCGGCTTCCCATCTTTGCGGTACCGCTCCGCTCTCTCGAACCCACCTGTGATTTCCTCACAACACATGATGTATCTTGCGTTTTCCGGTGCTACCTTTGCGATAAATGCACTGTATTCTTCCCTTGTCACTCCTGTTCCTCCTCTCCAATATATTCAACTGCTATGTGTGCTGACATGAAGCAGTCTGGCTCTCCGTCAAAATCGTTCCCTGCGGCTGAATTTAATGTGTCACCTCTTTCTTCGCAACATTCCCTCGGACTGCAACAATCTGTATTCTTCCATAACTTTCCGTTTTCGTCCTCATACACATATCTGCCCCAGCTATCACACCCCAGATATTTCAGGTGCAGGGTCTTTGTCTTGGCTGCTACCAGCTCATAATTCACAATATCGAAATGTCCTAACGGTCTTGCGTACTCAATATAACCCCACGCCTCTCTCTGAATTTCCTCTGCATAAGTTTTATTGTCGAAGTTGTATACCGTCACTATTCCGTTACCCTCCGGCTTCGGGTAACTTCCCGGCATAATCGGTCTCTGTGTGCTGTAATATCTGTAATTCATTCTGCTACCTCCTGTTCTACTGCGTCTGGATAATGTGCAATCACATCTTGTCTTGCTTCCTCCAGTGTTGTAAATGGACCGGTACCAGCGGCACCCTTGCCCTTGTCCTCGTCATAAAGGAAATGGTTATGAAATCCGTTCGCTTCTTGAATGATTGCTATGTGGTTTATATATCCGTCATCCATATTCATTGTCGAATGGTACATAGCTTTGACCGGCGACAGCCCGAATACTTCATCTCTGATATGCAGGTCAATGTCTATCACTGTTTCAATGTCGGCTCCCAGCCGTTCCAGTTCCTTGTATAAATCTCTTACTGTCTCGAAATCTTCGCCTGTATGATAATATTTCCTGTCTGCCTCTTTGAATTTCTCCAGAATTTCCTCGATTGCCTCTTGTCTAATTTTCTCAGTTATCAGTTCTACATTTCCTCTCATTCCTTGAAGTGTAAACATGGCTCATACCTCCTATAATTTGAATAAATCTACATGGGAATTGCAGAATGTAGATGTTTCTCCGCTCTTTAATGTGAGTATCAGGTACTCCTCGAACTCGTCTACTGTATCAAATCCCATAGCTGCTATTTCTTCATCTGGAATCTGCTTTACTTCGTAGCCCTGAATGTCGTAATTGACCTCTGCTACTTTCTGTGTGCCGTCCCAGTATTTAACGCCGTCATACACCTTTACTTTCACTTTCATAAGACTACCGCCTTTCCTTTGTTTTATGTCTTTCTTTATTATGTTATAATTATAACGCACTAATCGGCGTTTGTCAATAACTTTATTGCACTTTTCGGCGTGTAATTTAATAAGAACTTCTTTTGGTGAATTGTTGATTTGAACATAAATATATTAAATATATGTGGTATTGGTTATGGTTATGGTTATGTCTGGATTTTCCTCGGATTTGTCCTCGGACAGTCCACAGGACAGTCCGCAGATTGTTATAAATGTAAGGCTGATATTATAATAAGAAGAAAGACATATTTTGACTTTTTTGGTTTTGATGTTTTTTTGATGATTTGAACCGTCCTCGGACAGTCCACAGGACAGTCCTTGTGACATTTTGGGTTCGTATTTAGGATAAAATACGGACATATTTTGTGACAGTCCTCGGATTTGTCCTCGGACAGTCCATTGACATCTTGAAATTTTATAAAATTCTTATATAATTAAGTTATATTATTATTTGGAGGGTTAGGCTATGGAAGAAAAAATCTTAATAGAGGGCTTGTGTAATAGGGTAAAAGGAGCGTTTGTTGAAAACGGTCACGCTATGCTTACAAATAAGCGTTTTATATACTCGAAACATTCTCTTACAAAAATAGCGGCTATGGGTGTTTTGGTAAATTTAACAAAAGGGGATTTTGATTTTGAAATTAAAATTGAGGATATAAAAGAGGTGTCCGAAGCCAAAAGACTTTTTGATAAAATACTTGTGGTATCAACTATGTCTGGTGATGAATACAAGTTCTTTTTTACAAAATTGGAAGAATGGAAGATACATTTTAATAATCTTTTAAGTAACACTGATAATAACCAGCAAAGCGCTGATTCGGTGTCTGTTGCTGATGAATTGATGAAGTTTAAGACATTATTAGATTCTGGTGCAATAACTCAAAGCGAATATGATTTGCAGAAAAAGAAAATTTTAGGTTTATAAAAAAGACCTCCCTACCATGTGTTGAGCATGATAGAGAGGTTTTCTTTTTTCCTATTTGTGTATTATCTGCATAAACCCGTTATTTGCAAAGTCGGTTTACTGCCGCCTGAACCTGTGCGTAGTTATATCCGGCAGCTTCAAGGCGTTTCTTTCTGTCGGCACCATTGCCCCAGTCGCCCCTTAAAACTTCTTTTGCTACTTCCTCAACAGATTTCTTTGCTGGAGCTGCTGGCTGTGAACTTCCAGATGATGAACCCAGAACGGTTACATACTCTTTATTCTCCAGATAAATCCAACCGGCACCGGACTTCAATTTGCCCCAGCCGTCGTTTACCTCTGTGATAGTGAACACGCCTTTTCCGGTCTGTCCTTTCACATTGTTACCCATAGACGGATTACTGCGGATATTCAGGTCTGATACGAGTACCTTTACCTGAAATGGGGTTGCCGGGAAGCTACCGTTTGTTCCTGACGAACTACCGGAGTTTCCAGATGAAGCTCCACCGTTTAAGATTTCCTTTACCCTTGCCTTGAAAGCCGCCCACTCCGCATTACCGGAACCAGCCATTTGTGCCGGGCAGTTCTTTCCTGTCACATCATAGTGACGGAGTACATAGGTGTCTACCTCTGCGGCTGTGATTCCAAGCAAATTACAGATATATGCACACAGATAAGCAGCGTTCTCCTTTGTCTTGTCGGAGATTCTGTAATTACCGGCTGTGCAGCACATTTCGATATTGACACAATTTGCGTTTCTGCATGAAGCGTGTTTATAAGACTTCGCTCCTACTCCCCATGCTGTATCTTTGAGGGCTACGCTCTGGCGAATCTCTGTATCGTCTACAAAGAAATGAGCAGACGCATTTCTGCCGGCTCCTGCAAAGTAGTTGGCGTTTGCTCTGGCTGTGTCCTTTGAATTTCCTGTGTAGTGCATAGCCACGAATGCTGCATTTCTGCTGGCGTTGCTGTTGTAGTTATCTGCATTACACTTAATGCTGGAATCTACATTGATTCCGTTGATTGTGGCTGAAATAAAGCCTGTTGTAATTGTCTTTCCCATAGATGACTTACCTCCTGTCGTTTTTGCGTATTTATCAAAATATTTCTGACCGTATGAAGCACGCTTTTTCTTAACGCTTTCGCTCTGGTCTGCCGGGCGTTCATACTGTGTAAGCACAATATCCGAAGCCTCTCTGACCGATTTTGCAGCTTTCAATTTTGTCAGCACCGCCTTGTAGCCTGTGCTTAATTCCTGATACAGAAATTCAAGCTGTGATTCCAAATCTCCGATAGACTGATTTCTGGAGCGTACAAAAAGGAGCAGGTTTTCTTTCCTGCTCCAGTAAGTCCACTGTGCCAATCCATAACCGGCACTGTCATGTACGAAATTTGTATAATCTCCATTGTCAACGGAAGTTGTGTATGTGTCGTCTGTATATCCCAGCTTCTTTTCGAAGCTGTTCTGCAAATTCGTAGGTACAAGGCCTGATTCTGCAAACAGATTTCCCATAAGCCCGGAAACGCCGAAAGCGTTCTTTATCCTGCCGTAGAGGAAATTGTAGATTTTCTCCTCTATGCTTTTTCCTGTAAGAGCCATGATTGCCTCCTATTCTGCGGTACCTTTATCGTCTGCCGGTACTGCGTCCGTTGCCTCGATTGTAATTCCTGAATTTTCTGCAATCTTCATCTGCTTAACTGCCGCCTCAATCAAAATGTCAAGCTGTTCATCAGATATTGAGATGTTCTTTTCGATAAGCAGCTTTTTCAGGAACTCTGTTACATACGCTTTCTTGTCCTCGCCTGATTCAGACCATAAGACCTGCTGGGCTTTCAAGACTGCATATTTCGCCCACTGTGCAATCAGCTCCAGTTTGCTTGCACCGATTTTATTCTTCACAAACGGTACAAGGTATCTGGCGATAACCAGTGCTGCAACCATAACCACAAGTTTCACAATTTCAAAGATAATCTCATTCATCTCTGTTATCCTCCATTTCTCTGTTTACCATGTCCGGCACTTCCATGTAGTCGCCGGATTCTTTCTTTGCCTCTGCTTCATCTTCCTTTTGCCATGTCCTATCCTGTCTTTTATCCTTTGTGGTCCTTATCCAGCCGCATATTCCGCATTCGCCGATTGTAGCTGCAATGACCGCGCAAGCATAAGTTTCAGGAATCGCCGCATAATCTCGGAAGATACATAACATCTGCCAGTTGAACCAGACAAAAAATGCACCCACCAGAATTAAAATCAGGTTCAGGGTGCCAATCTTTTTTACCAGCTCTTTAATCCACCTGACGGGGTGGAAGCCTCGCTTTTTCTCTCTCATGTGTGCCTCCTACATTCCAATCTGCGTAAAAATGAAGCCTACCACGATACCGATAACCGCAGTAGCCACATACCCTACGACTTTACGCCACATTTCGCCGTCCCTGTTTTCTAACGATACAAGGCGTTTACTCTGTGTTTCCTGCTCCTTAACCATGCTTTCAACGCTCTGTGCCAGTTTCTCTATGGAAACTGTGAGGGCGTTAATCTGCTTGGTGCTTTCCTCCAGAAGCTCAATACGCTTGTCCTGTCTTTTGTTCTCCTCGTCAAGACGCTTTTTGTACTCCTCGTACTCTGCTCTTGCAATAGGTTCATCTGTCATGGCTACCTCCTTTCTCAACTTTCCAGAATATTGAGATAAGCGACATAAATAATCGGTATATCTTCTTTCTGGAGGCTGTATTCATTCATTACATCTCGAATAGCGGTACAGAAAACGGCATCCGCTGTCTCGTCTTTTCCGGGACAATACGAATGCCATACAAGGTGGTTGTGTAAATTCATCAACCGTTCCTCATTTTCTGGTACCATTGGATTCAGATGCAGTTTCTTAGAGGCTTCCTCCAGCCTGTCATAGCTGAAATATTCCTCTGGCTGTGGTAATTTCTTACTCTGCATCTGCTTCCTCCTTGCTGGTAACTACTGCCAGTTCTGCTTCAAGCTCATTGATTTTGTCTCTAAGCTCCTGACGCTGTACCTTTGTTTCTGCGTAATCTTCGTCAGAAAGAGCTCCGTCAGCGTGTTTCAACGCCTTGTAGTCGGTAGCAGCAAGAATCTGTTTCAGTCCGGCAATTTCAGACTGAATCTCCATAGCTCTGTTATCCATAAAGCGGCACCTCCTCTCTTTGCCAATTTTCTATGAAAAGTCTGTCAAACAGACGGTTCATACTGTGAATGGTTCTGCGTGCCTGTTTCTTTTCCATGCAGCCACGCCATGAAGCATACGAACACCGTATATCCTCGAAAGATAATTCTCCGGCTAAAAACTTCCGGTACTGGCGTACCAGCTTTCTCCTCTGCCTTACAACTGCTTTTCTGCAAGGCTTTCTCAAAATCTTTCCGGTGTACGTCAGATATATTTGTGTTTTCAGGAATGTAAAGCCATGTGACAGCTTTACGATTCTTGTCTTTTTCTCATTCAGTTCAATTTTCAGCTCCGCACATATTCTGCGGATTTCCTGTAAGCAATACTCCAGATACTCTTTGCTCTCATGTATCAAATATCCGTCGTCCATGTATCGTGCGTATTCATGCACCTGTAATACTTCTTTGATGTAGTGGTCTAATCTGTTCGGGTAGGAAACGGCTATTGTCTGGTTGTCCTCACTTCCAAGACCTAACCCTTTGTGTTCTACGGTATCAGGATTCTCGCCTTTCTTGATTGCCATTTTCAGGTAATGCTCATAGTAGGAATCAATAAACCGGTTCGTGAGCCAGACGATTTTATCATCATCAAAAGCTCTCCTGATAATCTGTTTCGCTATGTCGTGGTCGATATTTCCGAAATAATTTTTGAAGTCAAATAGCAGGACATAGCCCTCTGTTCCATGATGTCTATAATGCCTCTGTAAATGAGTAACAAGCCTTTTCATGGCAAAGCTCGTACCCTTTCCTTTCTGGCTGGCTCCGTTATCGTGTATCAGTGACCTTGTGAGAACCGGAACTAGTGCGTTGTGATTGAGTGATTTCTGCGGTACCCTCTCTGAAAAATGAACGCTCATTATATCCCGGTGCTTTCCTCTTTCGTTCAGACCAAAACAGATAAATCCTTTGTGTATATCCTCGCAATAGGTCAGTTTCTTATTCGTGGCTGCTACATTTGTGAGCCTCCGTAGCATATAACGCTTCACGCTGGCTTTATAGCTGACACCTTTTGCCGCTTCTATGGCGGACTTCGACAAAGCATTTCGGCTGATGACTTTATAATAATCTCCATGTTCCTCCAGCACCCTCTCTCTTTTCGCTTCACGCTTCGCCTTTCGGCGTTGGAATCTTGCCTCTTTCCTTTCTTCGCTAGTCATAATTAAATTTCCACCGCTTTCCGGTAATAACCTATTATCAAAATGGTATCTGGTACGGCAGCCCTGTATAAGCAGCTTTACTGGTAGCCCTAACCGCATAGCATAACAGGCATGAAATACAGGCTCTCTACCAATCCTGTACCATGCAAGCAGCGTCCGCCTGATGTCATCCAGATACTTATTTACAGCCCGGTTTCCCATTGGCTGACGGTATATCCTCTCCTTCCATCCACTTGCACTGATTTCAAAATGCCGTAAACCGACAAAATCTACTTTGTCTCGCTTTAGTGGAATCAGACCGGCACACGATTCGAATTAGACGCATTCCAGTTGTTGGCATTCCCATTGTTGTTCACATTGCACGCATTCGTCGAATTGCCGCTCCTGACAGAAGCCAACCACCAGTTGCACCGACACAGAATTAACAGAGGATAACCCATATATGAACGCACCAGTTATTTACTGATACGGTCATTGTCGCTTTTATTCCATTTGATGATTTTACCTATGAGGTCACTAAGCAAATCTGTAACCTCCCTCATGTTATCATCAGTTGCTCCCTCACACTCGGCTATAATATCCATGAGCTGGAGCTGTAATTTATTGCAGTACGATAACGCCTTTTCTTGAAGTAATGCTCTCGCTGATAATCTTTCCGGCGTTTGTTCTTTGTTGAGAAATATATCGTTTGAATCCGATATGCAATCCCTGATAGCCCTTGCGTAATCTATCGCTGGCTTTCCGTTTATGTATCTCCACCGCTTCGGTACATATCTGTCATTCATCACATATACCGATACTTTGTGTTTTAGCGATACAGCCATGTCAAGCGTATCAAATTGTGTTTCTCGTCGTGTCCTGCGGTAATTGTTGCCGTAGGTAAATTTTGGAGTGCTTTTCTGCTTTTCCTCTCCCATTTATTTTGTTGCTCCTTTCAGAAGATATGGGGACCACAAGGGTCCCCGATTTTTAGGATTGTGAGATTGCTGCTTACGCAGTGATACGGAAGCAGACCGGCACCCGAGGCGAAGCAGACGCAGACCAGCCGCTGGCATCCCCAGCGTGGCTCACATTGCACGCATTCGTCGAATTGCCGCTCCTGACAGAAGCCAACCACCAGTCGCACCGACT